CTATTGATTTTGCTCAACGTCATAGGTCGGGTGTGTCTCTAGCGTGCCAATTTCTATCGGGGTTCGCTTCCATCGCTCCAATGCCCTATGGGCCTTCATGGAGGCGCCCTTTGCTTTGTTCGCGGCTTGACGGAGATCGGCCAGCGACACCCGAAACCATTCGCGACCGACTGCCTTGTCGGCTAGGAGTTCGTGCATCCTCTTTTCAAAGACAAAGGGGGCGAACGTTCTTCGGTAAAATACCAACTCGCACCCATGAGGGTTTTCGAGCCGCATTTTTTCCATTCGTTTTTCGATATTCATCGCAACGCCAACCTTGATAAGGTCCAAGGATTTGATGCCGTAGACGAAGCGGATTTCATGATGCAGGGTATCAATCATTCGACACCTTCTTAGAAAGATCAGGGGGCGCGTCAAAAAGCCCATCGGTGATCTTTGGGTTATCTTTGGCGTGGCCGTAGGTCTTGAGCACTTGCTGCGCCGATGCCCAGCCGCCGAGTTTCGCGACCGTCACCACGTCGATGCCGTCATGCAGGAGCTTGGTAGCGAAGCCGTGGCGGCTGCAATGGAAGGTCAGGCGCTTGAGTTTGGCCGCGACCCTGACGCGTTCCCAGCGGTCGCGCAGCGTCGTGTAGGCATCCCCGAACGGCTTGCAATTGCGGTCCATGTTGGCGAGCGCCAGCAGGAGGCGCGGCGGCATGTTCGGCAAGCGCTGGCGCCTGATCTTGGTCTTGCGGATCAGGATGGTGCGCGCCTGAAAATCGATATCATCCCACTCGATGCGCCGGGCCTCGGCGATACGGCATCCGGTCGCGAACATGAACAGCGCTAGCGCAGCCAATTGTTTGTCGGCATGGGCGCAGAAGGCATCGAGCCATTCGAGCGTGACGGGCTGCTTGATCTTTTCATCGAACGGGAACCTCTTGACGCGGATGCGCGGGCACAATTCCAACTCAGCGCAATGATTGATGATCGCCTGCGTCGGCACGATGACGCAGCGATTCCACGTCGCTCCGCTGACCTTGGGATAAAGATCGATCGCGCTCTGTCTGATCGCGCCCGATGTCATGTCCTTGACCTTGGCATTCTTCCAATAATCTTCGATCTTCCACACAAACCGTTCGGACTTGCCGGCCTTGAGATACAGGGCAACTGCTTTCGGAAATGTCAGAGTGTCTTCTGGCCCATCGAGATGACGTTTCCAGTGGCGGTTTTCGATCTCGGACGCAACTCGCGCCGCGATTTCGCGGTTCGCTGTGCCAGTCGATCCTCGTAATCGATTTCCGGTAACCGTGCCCCGGTACTGCCAGACGTTACTTCCTTTACGCCGATAGATTTTGATGGGCATGGCTTCGTCGCCTCCATAATGGTCGTCACGTCCTCGGGCAGCAACACCATACGATTGCCCAAAACCCGGCAGGCTCCAAGCCTTTTAGCGAGACTTCGCACACGTCTTTCCGACCAGCCGAGATGCTGGGCGACCTGATCGGGGCGGTAAACGGCTGGCAGCGTCATGGGGTCTTGCTCTGTGCCTGAGACACCGGGGATAGGGTCGTTGTTTCCTCTGTCGCGGTGATCTCTGCGCGCTTCCGTCCAAGGCTATCACCGAACATGCGCCGAGAGCCGCATCCTACATCCGGGTCATAGGTGCAAATCTCGCGGTTGCAGCAGCATTTAGGATCGTTTTTCACTCTGCGGCCTCTGCGATTTCGACCTCAGCGATATGGCACATGATCGAGCATTCGATGCTCGGTTCGTTGTGTTGTTCACCCCGGTCAGGTTCAAGTCTGTCTAGGGTTAGCTTGGTGCCATCTTCCTCAACCCAAAATGCCGACCCCTCGCCAAGCTTCCTCTGTAGCGCAGCCATGCGCTCGAACTGATCGGGGAAATGCTTGCGGATCATGTTCCAATAGCCGCGCCCGCCCTTGGGGCATCCGATGCAGTTATTGTTCTGGAATCCGAGGAGATACATTGCGGGCAATTCGATGCCGGCGCGCTCTAGCAAGCCTAAGCAGTCTGCCTTGGTCAGCCCGGCTTCAATGAGAGGGGTTTCGATGACTCGCTCAAAGTTCTGCTCACGCAATCGTTTTGCCCGATCTTCTTCCTCAGCGGTGTAGCCGAGCACTTGAATATCGGTCGGCCGCTCGAAGAGATAGACCGGCTCGCGTTTCAGCGCTGCCGTGCAAGGCGCGCCTTGCCGGGACATAATGAACCGCTCTTTTTCCCACACGGCCCAGGTGTCGGCGTACTTCTCCGACTTGATGACAGTCACGGATTTCCCAAACCAGCGCTCACAATCCGCGAGAAACCGCTTGTTGTCGGGGTGCTCAGAGCCAGTGTCGGAATAAGTGATCTCGACGCGCTCATGTCCGTATTTTGCCAGTGCAAGTTTTGTGGCAACTGCCGAGGCTGCACCACATGAGAACCGGCAGACAATTCGGGGGAGGCTCACCGCGACCCTCCCTGATTTGCCGGAGACTGCGTGCGGAGGGCGAACGTCGGGCATGCGCTGGTAACATTGGCGCGCACCTGTTCTCTATCGCTGTAGCAGTCCGACCAGACCCAGAATGGCGCGTGTTCGAACTTGCGTGCAGGATCGCGCCCCTCTGCTGTTTGCAAAAAGACGCACTTGCCGTTCCGAATGAAATACTTGCAGTCGCCGCACTTCACGGTCTCAGCCATTGCGCGCTCCTCCCACAGGACCGCGGATAGCCGTCGCCACAGAGACTGCAGCGGAAAATTCCTTACTCCCTACGCCGACCAAATATTTCGCGGTATCGTCTGCAATCTTCGCGCACCGCTCGCGCTCCTCTGCCACTGCCTCTGTAATCCGAGCTTCGGCTGCGTTTCGAGAAGCCTTCAATCGCTCAATCTGTTCAAGCCGTTGAAGCATGTCTCGGTCATGCTGCGCATGGAGGTCGAACACGCCGTGTTTTTGGTCGTCAGATCGACGATTGAGGGCAACGGCGCCCCAAGATAGGCCGCCGCGCCGAATATAAACGCAGGTGTCCCCAAACTGATCCATGGTCGATTGCAGGCGAGAAATCAGGGCGCTGATTTTCACCATGTGATCTTCGCCGTCAGTCATGGCTGGTCTCCTGGGGGCACCCGCGCGAGGGCATCGATCGTTCGGCGCTAAGCGTGGCCCTACGCTCTCTGATCCGCGCTTGTTCGGCAGGATCGTCGGGCCGATAGCTGCAATCGCCGGGGACACAGCCCCTCTCTCGGCTCTCAGCAAGCGGCCAATTGCAAATTATGCAGCGTAGCGTCATGGGGTGTTTCCCTGTTGCGAAGGAATCAGTGATGCCCGAAGCGACTTCACCCATTCGGTTCGGGTGCGCGCTCGCTCAACCTCTTTGGCTATTTCCTTCTGGCTGTAGACGATGGAATCAGCGAGCCGGTCGATCTCCTGCTGGCGCCATGCAGCACCGTCCAGAAGCGCCGGGATGGCTGGCGCATAATCTCCGGGCAGGGACATGACGAGCTGGTCGATCATAAACTTCTTCATCTCGGCATGGTCCGGCGTCGGCGGATTCCAAGCTCGGACGTGCGCCAGCATCGCATTCAGGCGTCCGGCCTCGATCTCCTTGTCGGCCAGATACTTCGAGCGCGAAGCCAGGGCCTCTCGGTGGACCTCCAAAGCCGCCGTGTTGGCGTCGGCCATGGTCATTGCCTGAACCCCGCCAAGCCGCTTCATATCCGCAGCGAGGCGATCATCGTAATATTTGGTTTCTGGCTCGAATTCATCGGGGATCGACGCGTCCATCGGATCGTCGCGCATCATGATCAACGCGCCGAATGCACGGGCACACAACAGGGCGAAATCGGGAAACTCGGTGATCTTCCCGTCAACAACGGGATAGGTGTATCCGGTGGGCATTATTTTTCTCCTGGGGTACGGGGATGTGGGCGCGTCACCGCGTATAGCGATTGCACAACTTTAACCGCCTGTTGGATGCCGCTATATGTGAGGCCGTCCTGCTGCATGGCGGTCGCGATTGCGTCGTGCAGTTCTCTATTGGTCGGAGCCACGGTGGTGTTATCGAAACAGCCTTGTGCGGATGCTCGCTGATCCGGGAGGGCGGCGAGACGGTCGAACAAAATTTTCTTGGTATCGGTATACGAAGGACCGTTCTCGCTTGGATGCCATGACATCGCGGAGGTAATGATCTTCTCCAGCGCCTCCCGCAATCCACCGGCCCCGGAAGCGTTAGCGGAAACGTTGCAGAGCGCTGCTGCGGCTTCTTCAGCGAGGCTGCCGTTCGTGAAATTATTATACACGCCGGTCTTGGTCATGTTGTCGCGTTGCCAGCGAGCCATTGTGGTCAGCCGATCAATCAGCGCAGCCTGTTCGGATGGAGTCATTTGCCACCTTGGTGTTGTAGAGACACGGGGCTGTCGAGCTTCTTCTGATCTTCATCAAGTGCCAGATCAAAGCACTTGGGGCAGACGTTATCGCGCTCCATGCTGTTGAGCCGACCGCACGCCGAACAGCGCCACTTGGTTCGCGTAAATGCGAAATCGTCCTCTTGCTCACGCATCGGAGTCACCTTGGTGGTTAGAGGAAACCACCGCATCGGCCGGCGTATTGCTGGGGTGGTTTGGATCGCTGCTACCAAGCGGCACTACGTTTGGCACAGGGCCAAAGGCTGGATCGCCGGCATGTTGTGGCAATCGCTCAAACGGAAGGTTGACTGGTGCCTCATGTGTCGATGGCACCGGGGATACCTTCGCGCGCAAGGCCGCGACCGCCGCTCGCGCGTATTCGATCAGGTCTCCCTGGTCTACGTCGTAGGCATTGGTCGGCAGAAAATCGTCCCACTGACGCCCAATGCCGTGCTCGGCGATAGCATGGGCGGCGAGGATTACGTCGGGATCATCTTCTGCGACATCTTCCCACGGCAATCCCATCGCCTTGAGCGGGTCCGGCGCAGATGCTTGGGCACCCCCAAAAAAGCGAATAGCCGCTTCAGCAGCGCGTCGCGATTGATCTGGAGAGAGGTAGAGGTCATCAGCGGAATAAATAGCGCTCGCCAGCGTATCGCAGTCCAATGGTGCTTGGGCAACACCAGCAGCCTGCGCCTTCTCGATGATATCCAGCACCTTCGCGACGGTATCAACAATGCCCTGGTCATAGCAATTGTCCTGATCGGGTCTGCCGCCCAGCGCGTTGATTGCATCGTAAATACCTTGCAGCGGCGGTTGGGCAGGACCGTTGATAGCCATGCATAGGGCAGCATGCACTTCCGCCAAGTCTTTATGGGCCCGCCCTCGTTCGTAAGGCGGCTCACTGATTTCCTTCCACGTCGCAGCCCGGACATACCCTTCACCCCGTTCTAAGGCGCGCTTGATAGCGGCGGCAAGAGTGCTGGGGATGGGCAACCCTTCGATCATATAGCGCACCATCGCGTCTGCTTGGGTGGCATCGAAAAGATTGGTCCCGCTCGGCGTTGCATCTACGGACGGCGCATAATTGGGCCGCGTATAGCTAATTCCAGCGTCGGGATTGAAATTCTTCGGCAGCCGCCAACCCAAGAAACGGTTCACCATGTGTTTGATCTGATCTTCGGTGAAGTGGCTCATTTCATTCTCCTGCGATACTTCCCTCGGATCGGCTTACGGTGGCGATGCCAAGCCGAGCATGGCCACCAAATTCCTCGGATTCTGATCATGGGGCGTCCACGGTGCCAGGAGAACAGCGGGGCGGGGTCATCGGAATGCCTCCAGCGGAGTGCCGCTCTTGATGTAAAGAGGATGCTTCGGAGCGCCGGCCTTCGTCTTGCCGAGGCAGTACGCGGTCGGTCGATATAGGCCCACCATATCGAGGACAGCGCCCTTGAACCGCGCGGCGTAGGGATGGGCGCCCCAGGCGCAGATCACGACATCGCAGCGCGCTATTGCCGCTTCAATTATCCTCGGATTGTCCGATCCCATGGCCTCGGACGGCTTTGCTGGCAAGTCTTTCGGATCGGTTGCGCGCCACGCCATCAGATTGACTACTTCGAAGCTGCCGTAGCCGTAGGTTTTGGCAAGACGAATGCAGGATCGGATTGTGGCGTCATCGATCTCCGCATCCGCCGTTGACGGATTGAGCATGACGTATAGGCAGCGCGGCTTGCCGTGATCCCATGTCCGGCGCAGCAAATAGCGATACTTGCCGCAGTCCGAAATCACTGCATCGCGCTCAAGGAATAGGTCAGTCATTCTGTCCCCCGATGTGCAGACGGCATCCGTTCACCCTCCAAACGACGCTGGCGCATTCGGCATCGTGAGTATGATCCAAAGCAGATATGCGGAGATCAGGCCGGCGGCGAAAAAGCAGGCCCAGAACGCGGCTCGCAGGGCTAATCTGAAATTCATGATCTGCGCTCGATAGGACGAGATGCGGTTCGTTGTGGTGGGGCTTTGCGAAATCCGGCAGATTGAATTTTGTGACGTGACGGCGTTAGCCCGAAATTCTTTTTGAGAACGCGGTCGGCCTTCTGCATCCGCGGATTATCTTCGGTGAAGGTCTTCTTCTTTGAACAAGACGACCGGCACCACACGCCGCAGTTTTCAAGCGTCGGTTCGCCCGAAAGCCCATCCGCCAAAAGATGTTCGTATTCGATATTGCCGGCCTTCAATTCAATGCCGCAATTTTCGCAATGCGGCACGCCATCGCGGCAACAACGTTTAAACGCCAGCTTACGCACCGACAGAGGAAATTCGCGCCGTTCGAAACCGCGGAGATTCAAAGGGGATTGCTCCCGCTTTCGGTCGGATCCGGAAACGCGGCGAGGCTCTTGCCTTCGGCTCTGCCAACGATGTAGCCGACAACGGCGCAAACGAAGCCGAAAACCGCAATGCAGGCGATAAATGGCTGAAGGTCCATTATCCGGCCCTCCGCATCTCGGCGTCGATGTAAAGCTGACCCGCGGCATAAATTGCGCCGTCCAGGTTCGCCATCACTTCGCGCCAGCGATCGCCGAATTGACAATAGAGAAAGTTGAAACACGCTTCTGGATCGGACGGGTCCAGGCGCGCGCCATAAATCTCGCGGCCGAATTCTTCGGCGATGGCGTCCGATGCGGCGAATGGACGGCGCTCAATGTATGCAATCTTGCTCATGCGGTGTTTACCCTCGAAATAGCGTGAGTTGTCAGGCGCGGCGGAGATTGGATCTTGCGATTGATCGAGAAGCGCGCGTCTTTCAGTCGATTCCACGTCTCGCGCTGCTCCTCGCTCCAATCGCCAGCGAGATCGGGCGTAACGCCCATCAATTCAGCTTTTTGCGCCAGCCATTTCGGGATGACGCAGAGCAGGAAATCGGCGCTCGACTCCGGTTGCGCGATCATTTTTGAATTCGGCAGGTAGATGCGCGCCACGGTCCCGTCGCGCGAGCATTCGATCGACGCCGGCTTGTCGTGATGCCTAACCAGCAACACGCAAACCATCCGCATTGTCTGATATCCGCGATAGTCGAGAACGGAGCGGGGATCGACCTTGCGGGCATTGTGCGCCGCCGATGCCTCGCTTGCGGCATCCAGGGCGCGTGCCGCTGCGGCGTCATAGGCCACGCGACGATCATCAGGGGCGAGCGCAAAGACGTGGGGGAGGGTTGTGGTGCTGGGCATCACGCGGCCACCTTGGCTTTGTGCTCCATAACCTTGAACACTCGGGTCTCTGGAACATCCTCCATCTCCCGCACTCGGGATTTGGCTTCATATTTTGAATTGAATTTCGTCGCGGCGTTCGGATCGCCGATCCAAGTGATGATGGTCAAACCCTTGTCGTCGGTGCCGAACAAGGCGAATTCGTTCGCAAGGGCCGCGCGCTGCACGACGACTTGCGGTTGCGCAGGAAGTTTAGCCTTACGAGGCTTGCCGCCAATTGCGATCATCACGCGGCCTCCGCGCGAAGCCGCGAGACGTCAAGCGCGCAAATTGGATTGCATTCATTGAGATCGAACAGCGGGCGCCCAGTGAGACCGTCGAAAGCGACGGGCGCAACCAGCGTGTATTGCGTGAACTCGCACCACATCGGCTTGCCGCTGAGATAAGTTCGCGTTTTCGAATACGACCCGATCGAAAGCGTTACGACGGTGCCTTCAGCCCAATCAAAGCAATAGGTGAGCCATCGACCGGTCGGTTCGTGGAAAAGTGTTGCTGCCATCTGCTTCCCCCCTGACCGCAATAAGCGGCTGATTTCGAAACGATACGCCGTGTATCGAACCTTAGTCAATACGGGGTGTATCAATTATTTTCGGAGGGGTGGGGCGCCGCGGGAAGGGGCGGTTATTGGGGCGTAGAGGCCGGGCTTGGGCGGCGATGGGGCGCCCGGTTCATTTATGCGCGCCCTTGGCGGCGCTAGGGCGTTTCGCGACCGGTTTACGCGCGCGGTCCCGTTTGGTGAGCCGGTGGACCTGGCCAGCCCGAATCGTTGAGTAAATTTCGCCGATCCATTCGATCCGGACGCCCTCGATCAGCTTGGCGTTGAAGCTTTGCAAATTCACGGTTTGGCGGGTTTTTCCGTATAAAATCGTCTTGATATAGCGCCGCCCGTCGTGCGTCCGGACCGCGGCTTCCTCGCCGTAGAAGCTCTCAAGTGATCGTTTTTGGTCTTTCCAGACGAGAATAACGTCGCCATCGTCATAGCGCGGCATCATCGAATCACCCTCTACCTGGAACGCGATCAGATCCTCCGGGACGGCGTAGGGCAGCTCGACCTCATAAATGCCGCCTTCGGGCACTTGTTCGAACTCGGGCTCGACCACGGCGCCTGCGCCGATCATGCCAACGACCGGAACGCGCAAAATGCCGCTCTCTGACGGGTCGGCCGGGGTTTCCGCCGGTCCATACATGATATCCTTGCCCGTTATTTTGCGGCCGGGGCGGCTAAATCCTATGGCGTAGCGGTCGGCGTCATCATCGCCGATCGGGCGCGTCCCGTTTTCATGAGACCGATATGTCGGCTCGACCCATCGGTAACGCCGCGCCGCCTCCGCCGCGAAACGAAATCCGGCCGCCTCGCGATAGGCCTTAAGCCTTTGCGCGCGCGCCTGAATTACCTCGTCTCGATCATCACCCGCCATGCCGATACGGACTGTACCGATATTTTTGATACGTGCCGTATTGACTAAGCGCGATACTCCGTGTATCGAATCCGGAATGCAGTCGTTCTCAGACATCATCGCGGCCTTCGGTGGCGTAGTTCCCTTCAGGGACGCCCTTGGGCTTCCCGATGTGAACGCGCGCCAGATGAAACAGCGCGACTCTATCCCGGCCGGATACTGGCCGCGGACCGTCGAAGCCGCTCTTGAACGCGGGATTAAGGGCGTGACGCTTGAAGCGCTGGCGGACCTCGCTGCGGCTAAACTCGATGAGACTAACCGCGCGAAGCTCGAGGCCGCTCAATGAGCGAGCATTATCGCCTCCCCCTCCATTTTGAAAGTCTCGATTGCGGCAGACGTGATGATGCGGGACGCGACCAGCAACTCGACAGCCGGAATAATGATTTCGCAAACCGGAACGAGCACTCCATGCCTGCGGACGCAATTCCAGACGCGGACATTCCCGCCCCCGGCGGGCTCCGCAACCGGCACATTCATATAAAAAGTCGGCACTCCATAGGCTTCGAAGTCCTGCATGGCACGCTCCCCAGCGGAAATAAGGCGAGGGAACATCAGAACACCGTCGTTCATCTTTCGATATTAAATTCCAATTCCGCTTTTGCAATTCGCTCGATAGTTGCATCGCTGCCACATCCCTGTACCGCAATGAAACAGGCGGAGCGCGCAGCATGATCTCGCTGCACACCCGCGCCATCTGCGATGAATGCGGCAACGCTCCTGCGGTCGTGCAGGTCGACGAGACGTTCTTCCTATGCGCTTCGTGTGAAGCGATCCTCATCAATTCCGTTACGTCGGCCATTACCTCCTCCGACGTGATTGCGACAACTGGCTCGGGTGGCAATGCCCCTGCTGCGCTGAGCGCGTCGGTTGTCGCCGTTAATTCAGTTGCGTCCGCGGTGGCTTCCCCTTCGGACGTGAACGCGGTCGTCGCTGTAAAGCTCGCCCCCGGCCCATCGGTGGCGACCGCAACTAATTCGCGCGAGGTCACATGCAATCGTTCATTATCCGCCGCGGCGGCTACGGACCCAAGACTTACTGGAGCGGATTCAAGGGCGACGAGAATGTCTGCGCCCGAACAAAACGCAGTCTCCGATGGTCTGCCGACGTCGCCTCCGCAATCCGGTTCACTCGCGAATCCGACGCCAACGGCGTCCGGCATGGTCTCCGGATGTACAGGCTTGATCCAAGCGTCATCGCAATCGACGACGCCACATGAATCGGGAGTAGGACCCGATGCTGCCAACCCCAGGCAATGCCACCTACAGGGGGTGACGGGCGGAGAGAGTGCCGCAACTAATACCTGCCGTACCGGTACAGGCCCCGGCACGTCTGGCCCCGAACGTGATTTCCTCGGGGCAACCAATTCCAGTTCCGGTGACGGCCCAGGCATCCAACAGCCCAGGTCAATGACATGGGGCGGTCGCGAAGCGACGCCGGCTCCATCGGGAAGGGCGCGTGATCGCGCTATGTGCCCCGCCGTCACCGGAAACAGTTCTTGCGGAGGCCGGGAAATGCAGACCGGCGCTACCCCTCTAGAGCAGAGCCTTGGGGTGCGACAGGTGGGCTCTTCCACCCTCCAACTGTCAGCCGGGATAGCGTCCGGCCCGCAAGATTCAATTTCAGATCCGGTGTCTTCTATTCCTCCCGCACCGGTACACTCGGCGCCGCGCCCTAAAAAAGAGGCGGCGCCGCTTTTCTCTTCTGCCGGCAGCGTTGAACAGGCCACGCGCGATAATTTGGCTGGGCCAACGCCGCTACTGCGGTCGAGTGCAATTCTCGGCTCCGGCGCCACTTCCGTTGATCCCGAACTTGAGGCCGCGATCTGTGCGCTTGAAGCGCAGTGGTCGCTTCTCGACATCAGCGCTTCCGACCGCATCATGAACAATTCGACCTCGTTACGCAGTCGCGCGTTCGATTCGATGTCTGCGAACTTGGTCCAGGCGTCCGCTTCCTCTTCCACCGTCTAGTTCCCTTCAACGTCAACCGTTTTCGATGAGGTGAAGTTACAGCTTAAAAATTCCGGAAATCGGAAAGTCCTTCCGAAAGCTTTCCGAAATCCGGAAACTCAATTCGTACAGCGTAAGGAGTGATTTCGATGCGCAAAGAGATTGCGTTTTTAGCAGGCCCGAGAGATTGGGGCGTAACGCGAGAGAGTTGGTTGGCTCGCGTTCCGGAGAAGGTTCAGACCGTAACGTTTCGAACAGTGAAAGCGCTTTGGTATGGTGAAATCACAGACCCGGATCACTGGGCAGCTCGCGACATTAAACGCGCCGTTGAAATCCTCCAGGCACAACGAGAGGCAGCGGCGCTCGCTTCACAACTCGAATCGATCGTTAGCGGACTTAACGTTACCGATCCGAATTTTCATCAGCCGACGATTGCTGCGCTTGTCGGCACTCTGCGCAAATTGCGCGGTGAAGATCGCTCCTGAAATAGCTCCGACGCATAACTGAGCCCGGCATCACCCCGCGCAAATGCGGGCCGCGCGTTTCTTAAAAATGAATGGGGTAGGGGAATATGCAGGCGATTGCGACTCTCGTTCAGCACGATCCTTATTTGAAATTGCCATCGAGTGACCGCATTGCGGCGAGGCGTGAGCGTCGCGCCAGGATGGCGTCGCGCGCGCTCGGTGCGCCGGATTTCGTTCCCGCCGATAAGACCTTCCGGCCCGATCCCATCCTTCATCCGTCAAAACCCGCTCCGATAGAAGTCGCTCCGGCATTCAAGGAACCGTGGTTTTCGATCGTATGCGAATATGAGCCCGCGGCCGGGGCGCCGCGACCACGCATTGACGAACTAATCAGGATTGTTGCGCGTCGCTATAACATCACGCGGGACGATATACTTTCACCGCGCCGCACCCATGCCGTCGTCAGGCCGCGCCAAATTACGATGTATTTGGCGAAAACCTTGACGCTAAAATCTCTTCCAGAAATCGGTCGTCGCATGGATCGTGACCATACGTCGGTCTTGCACGCCGTCCGGAAGATAACCCGGTTACTTCGATTCGACCCCGCGCTTGCCTCTGAAATCGCCGAGATCATCGAAGTCATCCAACCAAAACAGGATGCGATCTGATGCGGTGGGTCGAAACATGGTCACAAGAACAGCGCGATCTTCTCAAGACCAAATGGGAAGCCGGCGTAACAGCGCAGGCCATCGCCGACGAGCTTGGCATATCGCGCAACGCGGTTTGCGGGAAGATTGATCGGCTGAAATTGTCCAGGAGCGTCAAGCCGCCGCCGACCGAGTCCGAGCTCCAGGCGAGGAAAGATCGTATCCGAGAAAAAAATACCGAGCGTATGCGTAAGCGTCGCGGTTCCGTTGCGTTCAAACCGAAACCCATTCCGAGGGAAATCCCGATGCAATGTCTTGAACCGTTAAATCTCGCGCTCGCTGATTTGACCATGAAGGACGGCAGGCCCGTCGAATGCCGCTTCATCACGAATGATGACCTGACGGACGCCCGATATTGCGGCCATGCCGTCGATTCGGAAACGTCCTGGTGTCCGCATCATCGCCTGAAACTGCAGCCGCCGCGGGGCTGGATTGCGCCGGCAATGGCGCCAAAGATCGCGGTGGCGGCATGATCAGACGCGAAGATCAAACACCGGAACAGCGCGCGATGTTTGCCGAACGCCGACGCGCCCGCGACCGCGCAAAGAGCAAGAGGCATAAGGCGAAAGTCCGCGCCGCGAAGTTGGCTGCGGCTCCGATCCTCGCGGTCAGCAAAACCGATCCCGTAATGCGTCGGCGGCTCTACGGTCCCGCACCTGAAATGTCAAAGAACCAACTCCGCGACATGCTCGCGCAAGCAGTTCGAAATACTGCGGAGATGGGCGCGTGATCGACCGAACAATCAAGATCGAGATCAGTCCGGTCGAGCTTTTGGTTCTCAAAAAGCTTGTGCTGATTAATGCCGCGCTCGCGCAAGCGCTGACGGATCCATTCGCGGCCCGCGAACAAGCCAGCATGGTTCGCTCCATCAACGAATTGGTTCTTCGTGCCGACGTGGCCTCAAAGGTGCGCGCATGATGGAGTCCGTATCTCTATTCGACTGGGCCGCACATAACCGCGACGTCGGCATGATCGAAGCTGAATTCGCAGAGACGCTGGTCAATCCAGATTTCGCGGAAGTGGCTTACGCAGCGATTTGTCATGTCGCGCGGAGGCAGTGTGAAGTGCATGTCGACGACCTGCTCCGGCATCTGAAGATTCGGCCAAGTCACCCGAATGCGATGGGCGCCGTCTGGCTGCGCGCGATCAAGGATGGCGTCATTATCCGCACCGGGACGATACGCCCCTGCGTGAGCGACCCAGGCAAGCACAATCATAATTATCCGGTCTACCGCAGCGGCCTATTCCACGGGAGGGCCGCATGAACGAAATCGTAAACGCCATCCCATTCGGTTCCGACAACGCTCTTTCATCCAGGGAGATATGGAAGCGTGTCGACGCCTTTTCGCCGGACGTTGTCGCGAATCGATTGGCGCAACTTGCTGATTTGAAGGCGATCAAGTCTCGCAAAGAGCCGGCATCATCTCAGCAGGGATTTAAGTGGATTTACTGGCGCGAGGCAGCGGTATGAACATGCTCGCCGATACTCTCACCATTCTCGGATACCGCCCGGAAGACGACGCCTGGGAAACGGATGGGCGCCGGACCTATTTGCACGAGGATGACGCGACGCGCGCATATTTGACCACGCTGCGCGGGATCTTGGCGCGTCAAGGCTGGCATCGCGATCCGAACACGCTGCGGACGTTCCGCCACGAGGCGAGCGAGCAGATTATCGAAATCGAGCCCGGCGGCGACGGCTGCACCGGCCATTACCTCCATCACATGAAAGCAGCGGTAATCGCATGAGCGATCAAACCCTATTCGATCGCGAGCAGAGCGCGCGCTTCACGGGAATGGGCGGCCATCAGAGCGCGAATATGCTCAAGGACGAATGGCTGACTCCGCCCGAAATTATCGACGCGTTAGGCGGCCCCGATTCGTTCGATCTTGATCCATGCTCCCCGATCGTTCGCCCATGGCCGACCGCGAAAGAGCATTTCACGATCGCCGACAATGGACTGCTGAAGCCATGGAACGGTCGCGTGTGGTTCAATCCGCCCTATGGCGGCCCTCAGATCGTTGGCCCCTGGATGCGCCGCATGGTCGAGCATGGCATCGGGACGACGCTGATATTCGCGCGAACCGAAACCGATCTGTTTTTTGAAACGGTTTGGAAGAAAGCAACCGCGCTGCTGTTCTTCCGCGGTCGTCTCTATTTTCATCACGTCGACGGCAAGCGGGCCGCGGCAAACGCAGGGGCGCCATCCGTCCTGATCGCTTATGGCGAGCGTGATGCTGCGATCTTGAGAGACTGCGGAATTGCCGGACAATTTATCGAACTCGCAAAGGGTGCGGCATGAGCGCTGGACTCGCGATCTCCGATACAAAAGCGGCATTGGCTGAACGGAAGAACGACCTTTACGAGACGCCGCCGGAGGCGGTGCAGGCGCTGCTAAAGGCTGAAAACCTCCCACCGGTTATCTGGGAACCGGCCTGCGGTCCCGGTTCAATCGTGCGCGTCCTTCGCGTATCCGGCCGGCAGGTCTATGCGACCGATCTCGTCGACTACGAGTCGCCGGACCAGGACGAACACGGTTGGGACTTCCTCTCCGAGCGCCAATTACCGATCGGCGTGCAGGCCATCGTCACCAACCCGCCATTTAAGAACGCTTCCGAATTCGTCGTTCACGCGCTCGATCTCTGCCCGCGTGTTGTGATGTTGCTTCGGCTGGCGTTCCTCGAGAGCACCAGGAGAGCGCCGATACTTGATGGCGGCCATCTCGCGCGCGTGCATGTTTTCCGAAACCGGTTGCCGATGATGCATCGCGACGGCTGGGAAGGACCGAAGGTCAGCAACCCAACGGCGTTCGCTTGGTTCGTCTGGGACCGCGGCCACTGCGGAGCGACCGAATTGCGCCGGATCTCATGGGAACCGATCTTTGCTGGAATACAGGGGCAGGCTGCGGAATGACAGACTCTCGAGGAGATTGGATCCAGACAGCGCTTGGACGGCAATTTTGGCCGATCGACCCACGCGCCGATGAGGTTTTCATCGACGATATCGCCCATGCGCTTTCGATGCTCTGCCGGTTCGGCGGCCATTGCTTGCGGTTCTACAGCGTCGCGGAACATTCGGTTCTGCTTTCACGCGCCGCGGCGCCGGAGCACAAGCTCTGGGCGCTCCTGCATGACGCCAGCGAAGCCTACCTGGTCGACGTTCCGCGCCCCTTAAAGCCGTTCCTGGCCGGATACAAAGAGGCTGAGGACAAGATCATGCGCGCTGTCTGCGAGCGTTTCGGCCTCGACGCCGATATGCCGACCGCGGTCAAGGAGTTTGATGGGCGGATTCTTTTCGACGAGCGCACGCAGAACATGGCAACCGCGCCTGTCCGCTGGTCGACCGATGCTGCGCCGATCGGCGTAACGCTTCAGTATTGGACCCCCCTAGTTGCGCGGGCCAATTTCCTATCCGATTTCCGTTACCTGACCGAGGATCGCGCAGCATGAAGGCCGGGAAGATCATCGGGTCCGCCGCGACGTTGGTCGGCGGCGACCGTCAGGAAGCCTACGGGCTCGATCCCATGCCCGGATTCGCCAGGATAGCCCTCCTATGGAACGGGCTTCTCGCTGTGGCCGGGAAGGCGCCCAAGCGGCCAATTGACGAGCATGACGTCGCGCAAATGATGGTGAGCCTCAAGCAGGCGAGGGCGTACACCGGCCCGTTGCGTCTCGACCATTACATTGATGAAGCCGGATGGGCGGCGCTTGCTGGCGAGGCCGCATCGCGTCTCCGGGGCGCGTACATCAAGCCAGACGGCGACGCGGTATGACCCGCACCCCAACCAACAAGCGCGCTGACGAAGAGGCGCGTCTCGCATACGCGCCGGTCGGTGGACTCCCCTTCAACGATGGACTCGCGATGATCCGCGACCTTTTCAAAACAGACGATATGGGAGCGTGTGATTTGATCGTGCGGGGAAAACGTCTCGCGGCTGCGACAGCAACGGAGAGCGCGGCATGAGGCTGATCGGTTTCGCAATTTATCTCGGTATCGGCGCGATGCTTCACGCCCTGTTCATTGGCCCGCAATTCGATTGGTCATCCGCGTGGACGTTCGGTTGGCTTTTCGGATGGCCGATCATGCTGGTTATCACCACCTGGGTATTCGCGATCGGCGTCGCAATCGCGGTCGGCATCGTTTGGTGTTGTTGGGCGTGGCTTGAATCCCTCGCAACGTGGCGCGAACGCCGCCGCAATGTCGCAAAACTGAAAGCAAGGAAGTTATCATGACGCCAGCAACAGGCCACAACACCGCTATAGCCCCAGACGCGCCGGCGACGTCCTTCGCAAAGGACCAACTCAAGGCGATCATCGAACGAATCGAACGTCTCGAGGAAGAGCGCAAAACCATCAGCGACGATATCCGCGATGTCTACGCGGAGGCGAAGGGCAACGGGTACGACGTGAAAGCCCTCCGGACGATCGTCCGCCTACGCAAGCAGGACGCCAACGAGCGCGCCGAACATGAAACTATCGTCGAGACATACCAGCAAGCACTTGGAATGATATAATGGCACGGGCCGCGCTGTCCCAAAAATTGCGATTTGAAGTCTTCAAGCGCGACTCCTTTACCTGCCAGTACTGTGGGCGGAAGGCGCCAGAGGTCATTCTGCAATGCGACCATGTTAAGCCCGTTGTTGCCGGCGGCGATGCCGACATACTGAATCTGATTACATCATGCTTCGATTGCAATTCAGGCAAGGGTGGCCGGGAATTAATCGATCGCGCAGTGCTCACAAAGCAGCTTGACCAAATAGCGGAGCTTGCCGAGCGCCGCGACCAAATCGAGATGATGATTGCATGGCGCGACGAATTGCAGCGTCTATCAACCGATACCCTTGATCGGGTGGTGGAGCGTTTAGAGCGGAACGGATTTACCCTCAACGACGCCGGCCGCAACGATGTTCGGAAGTGGCTGAAAAAATACACCGTCGCCGACGTCCTGCAGGCCGCGGAAGAATCGTTCAGCAATTATCTTGAGTACGAATCCGGTGCCCCGACGTCAAAGAGTTGGAATAAAGCCTTCACGAAGATCCCGGCGTTTTGCAGCATTCAAAAGCAGGAGGCCGAGAAGCCCTATATCCGTAAGCTTCTCTATATCCAGGGCATCATCCGCAAGCGCGCTCGCGCTCCGCGGTATAGCTGCGTTGCCTATCTCGAGCATTTGCACCTTTGCGGCTTCTCTCTTGAGGAAATCGAGTCGGATGCCAAGGGCATGCGCATGGGCGATCTCGCGAGTTTCGAAAAGCCCTATGACGATTGGCTCGAAAAGAACGGAAAACAGTTCTGATGGCGCGCATCCGCAGCATTCATCCCGGCCTGTTCACCGATGAGGCGTTCGCGTCGCTCTCTATGGCCGCGCGCGTGCTGCTATTGGGCATCTGGACCGAGTCAGACGACCAGGGTGTGTTTGAGTGGAAGCCGGTTACGCTGAAGATGCGGGTGTTTTCGGCCGATAATCTCGACGTAGTTCCGCTGCTCGCTGAGCTGACGCGAGCCGATGCCGTGCGTCAATTCTCCTTTGAGGGGAAACCGCATGGCGCAGTCCGTAATTTCTGCAAGTACCAGAAACCCAAAACGCCGAAATTCCGTGACGTAAGGGACGACGAAATCAGAAAGTACGTCGCCTCAAAGTATCCAAAAGAGGAAATCGAACCATCTAAGCCGGAGCCATTTCCACAAAAAGGAGAAATGGTACGTCAGAGGGAGGAGGGAGGAGACTCCTTGATCCTTGGAGTAGGACTTGGAGGGGGAGAGAAGCCCGCGCGCCCGAGGGCTTCGCGATTGGATTCGAAGGAAAAACTAACCATCGCGTTCGCGCCATCGGAATCGACGCGAGAAGCTATTCGCGGAATGGGCTTTGGAGATCAGCAATTTAACAAGGAATTCAGCCGGTTTCACCCCTACCACATGGGCCGCGGCACCGTTGCTGACGATTGGAACGCGATGCTCGTTTCGTGGTTCCAGCGCGCCACACCGGAGCCTGTACCGGCGGCGACTGCCGGCCTGACGATGCTCAACAAAACTTTCGTCATCCTCGATACGCTCGGTTGGAAAAGCTGGGTCGCGCACATCAAACAAACGCGCGGAATTACCTGGTCGCGCACGATCGAACGGCGCGATGAGGAAACCGGCCGCGTTCAACTCGGCTGGTGGTGGCCGTCCGAATATGCGCCAGGCTACGACGAAGCAACCGGCGAACGTATCGCCCCGCAATCAGAGGAAGACGCAGCATGAAGGATGCATTCGAAAAACGGCGTTACGTCCCGGCGAACTTCCGCGGTCGCGTATCGGCGGACAGGAATGATCCCGGCTACGAGAATCATAAAAACCTGATGGCGGGCGGCTATAAGATCGTCGTGTTTCTGAATGGCGTCGAACAGAAATACTGCGTGAGTGCTGATCCGGAGGAGGGATCGGTTTGCAGGAATCGCACCGTCAACGGATCGCCGGTCTTTCACTATGGAATCGCTCAAACTGAAATCGTCAAAGGCGAAGTGACGGTGCGCCTCGAGAGGACATCTCCATGACCGACCAGTTCAACGACAAGCACCTGCTATGGTGGGTTCTGAGAGCCATTGACGCATGTCGGTCAGACGGCACGCGCCGAGATACTCTGCTCAGTGAGACCATGTGGAAAAATCTTCGGGCCCCGGATTGGGTATTGCCGGCAATCCGCGAAAAATATCAGCAGTTCGATCCGGGCAGGCCAGTGCCGAAGCACGGCTCTGGCCCATAGCATTCGGCAGCAAAGGAAAACACATGAGCGCAATCGATGATATCAAATTCAAAATCGCGCGGCTCGATTTGCGACCGGGAGATATTCTGGTGCTGAAGTTGAAGGACCGCATCCCGCGCGACGCAGTCGACAGTTTCCGCAAAACGTTGCGCGCCGTCACAGGTGGACACAAGTGTTTGGTCCTAGAGAATGGCGCCGACCTCGCAATCCTCACCGCCGCTGAAATCGAAGCGCGTTCCGCCGCCCCTATGTCGGATGAGGCTGCGGTATGAGCACTACAAACGTTGATATCGGCTCATGCAATCGATGTCTGTTTTGGTGCGGTCGCGACAACAAGGTCGCGCTTGAGGGCGTATGCCGACGTTACCCGATCGCGTCTGGAACATCGGGTGCGCACGGTCAGGGATGGCCCAAAACGCGCCCGCTCGATTGGTGCGGGGAGTTCGCCCCAACAGCAGCGGAGGATGCAGCGTGAGCGAGAAACCTTCGGAGGCGCAGGTTGCAGCCTTGGTTGAGGCGATGGACCAATTACTCGACGACATGGGGCCGAATGGTCAATCAGTTTGCCTTGCCGCAAAGGCACAGGCGCGTATTGCGTTCGATCCGTTTCTCGACCCCGAATGCGTCGAATTTATTATGCCTTTAGAGCAAGCCAAACGCGTCATTCTGGAATGTGAATAACCCGCGCCACCACATCCGGCGCACCACGGGAGAAGAGAAAATGACGACAGGAATTGTTTGGACATTCGATTGCATACTTTTCCTAGCGCTGTTTGTTATCTGGAAGAGGGACGATCTTTTCAACCTTTGCCTCAAGATGGCATTCGCCATGCTAGCGGCTATACATGCCGCGCCGGCATTCACGTTTTTGCAAAAGACGCTCAACTGAAGTTTCGGCCTTGCGTATCCAGGCCGCACATACACCACCAGAAGTTAAAATGAGGGATACGGACGTGCAGGCAGTCGATTTGAAAGAACTGAAGATCGGTGATTTCGTCGGGTTCGTGGATATCGATCCGCCGATAGCTCCCGTCGCGCCATCCAATGAACCTGCGGAATGGTATGTCGTACAGACCGAACCGCAACAGGATCTGACGACGGTTTGGCGTCTGCACGAGCTCGGGCTCGAGATGTTCGTTCCGGTATTGCGTCGTCGCGTCAAAACCGGACGCATCGGCAAAAACGGCCACAAGGTCACGCGCGTGATCGCAAAGCCGATGTTTCCGGGTTACGGCTTCTTGCGGACGACTGGAATCGGCGACCATCGCACAATTGAGGAAGTGCGAGGTGTAAGCGGCTTCATGCGCGACATCGCCGGAAATCCAGTGAAACTGCCTCATGCGGCTGTACTTGCGGTCTTCCGGAAACAGATGGAAGAGCAGCAGAAATGGATTCAGGAGAACGGCGGCCGTCGCGGCTCGGCATGGAAACGCGGCGACAGGGTGCGCGTCGATGACGACGGCGGCGCCTATGCGGGCCTTATTGCGACAATCGACAAGATCGACAGCAAGGGCCGAATTGAGGTATTGTTGGGGATGATCCGGACGAGTTTGCCGGCTGATATGGTGGTGGCGGCATGACGCTCGTCAATCGAATGATTATGGAAGCGAAGGCGGGCGCGACCGAACTCAAGATCAGGCCGGCCGACGTGAACAAGGTTGCGCTCCATATCCGAGGATGCGCAAACCCTCAGCAAGACATTGAAACGATCAAGAAATATCTGCTTGGGGGCGAAGTGAAAATGTTGGACGTGCCGATCCGGGTGATTGGTCAAAAACGGGTGGCGGCATGATTGCCATCGCGCTGTTGTTGGCGTTTCCCGCGGGTTGGCTTATCGGGCGCGCTCTGATTGTGGCTGTGAACAATCCCAAGAAATAGTTGCGCGCGTTTTGAAAATCATCTAGGTGTTGATTCGTATGGTTGCGCGGTAACGTGCAATTTGGTGGACCCGCGACGCTTCGAGGGCTCTGACGCCCCGGCCGTTTACGAAAGTTTAGGTCGCGCTGGAAACCAAGTCGGCAGCATTAATATGCCCCGACCACAAAGCCCAGCCTTTCCGCTGGGTACTTTCGTTTATGGAAATTCCAACAGACGGCAAACCACAAATCATCAGGCAAAGCGCCTATCTCAAGGGTTTTCGCCGTCACTGCCCGCGCTTCTACATGGCCGGGCTTCAATTCGAGACAGTCAGATTCAATTGTTTGCCTCGGCTCGTTTCTGTCGCGGCGCGTCTGTCAATGAACTTCGTATCTCTAAGATCATTTTTGCCGGCAAATCTCGCCCTTTATCCTCGTAAAGACTGGCTATCGCGTCTAACGCGGCTGGGAAAATGCCAGGGTTGATACCCTCGTTTATGAGAACTTCTTGCAGGGCTTGGAATGCGCCTTGTGTCGCCAGCATAAAAGCGACGATCATTTCTTGTTCTGGGGTGAGTTTCTTCGGCTTCTTCATGGCGCATGCCCTCCATTTGTGAGGGCAACGCTATCACGATTCCGCAACAAAAACCGCCGCAACCGCGATCTAATCGCGCGGTCCCGGACGCGGGAAGCGGCGGACCTCTCGGAGATTCCAAAATGAACACGGCTAACGCTTGGGTGATCTGCACTGCGATAGTCTGTGCAACTATCCTGATTATGTTTTTCGGCAAGTAAGCTGATGGGCGACGTCATCCAAACCAGCTTCAATCGAAAGCAAACGGACGGCGGTAAGGCGCGTCACTATCGCAGGCGCGACAACCTCAAGTTCCGCCTTGGGTTATCAGAATCGATAACCAGGAACGCAGATGATCTGACGATGGATCATGCAGATCCAATGGACTACATGCCGAGCGAGTACGTCGCGCCGGCATGGGATCCGGCTTAGAATGTAGCTTGATCGCGAATCAAGACTTGGTGGTTGATGAAGCTGCAATATGTGAATTGGGATAATTTCCGGTTTTTGACTGGTCTCGATAAGCAATTCGCCCACGCCGTCAACGACATCTATGCGATATTCGACAAGGAGTTTGGTGGAGAAATATCCAAGCTGATGCGCGCTATTTCATCGCCAGCCGGTGAGGTTGTAAACCTTCCTTGCGGCGATATGCTCGTTCAGCTCGATCAAGAAACGGGCGATTTCAGTTATCATTTCCAGCCATTTGAAGGTGAGCGATACGCTGCCGCAATAGCTCAAGGAAACGAGAGATACGGCGACCGGCAATTGCCTTTGGTCGCCACGTTCGTTCTGAAGCGTGGCGATCGGCGAGTTTTGATCACTGCGCCGCTAATGTCGATAGTTCGCACTGCGTCCGATATTTCATTGAAATATCAAACATACTCACATACTTACGTTCACGATGAGAACGGCAAAAGCCTTCCGGAAAATGCGTTTTCCTATATTGGCGTAACGCGCCGCGGTTGGCGCACAAGATGGGCTGAACACGTCCGCGCAGCAGAGCGTGGTTCGAGATATCGCTTCCATCAAGCTATTAGACATTGGGCCGATCGTGCCCTGACCGTTCATCACACGATTGTCGCCTGCGGACAGACTGAATCTGAGGCTATGGCTCTTGAAGAGCAGATGGTTAGCCTCGAGACGTTGTATCCCAAGGGTCTGAACATGATCCCCGGCGGATATGCCGGCCTGAAGTATCTGCGCCAGATCGGCGCCGCTGGTGCTAATGAGCGCGTCACACCGGACGACAAACAAGAAATCGTCAACCGGTTCTTTGAGTCTGCATCGCGCCGTGGGTTACCGAACCCGTTGGCTGCAGCGAATTGGTGCGACCCGTCATATGCCGAGAAGGTCATCTGCGCTGGTGACGATCGGCTGAAACCTGATCAGATACGCAATGCCAGGTTCCTGGCTTCACTTGGCAAGTCGACCGATGACATTGTTACCGAGATAGGCGCCCGGAACAAGCCGCAAGTGCAGCGCTTGCTTGCTGGCTCGACCTACTCGCGGGTGGCCTAGCCCAAGCAGTGAGCAAGCTCAGTATGAGCCGGCCGCGCCTGGGTACGGCAGACACTAGACGAATACGTCCGCCACCTAAGCAGGCGGCAGACCACTACTCCACGCCAGAGCATAGGGCGTGGCGCACCGCAGTCGTAGAGCGAGCGGGCGGGCAGTGTCAGTGGCCAGGCTGCGGACGGTCGGGTGTCAGGCTATTCGCCGACCATATCGTGGAGATCAAGGACGGTGGTTCCGCGCTAGACCTGGCCAATGGGCAGGCGTTGTGCGGAGGTCATCACACGGCAAAGACGATGCGCGCGCGCGCCCGGCGGATGGCGGCACCCCCGCCGGTTTAATTGTTTTGAAGCCCGAGCACCCTAGCACCGCAGTCATACTCATCGCCGGATTTTCGAGCATTTTGAGGTTTTAGAGGGTGCGTACTAGCGCGTACTGACGATGAAGAAGAAAAAGAAAAAGGTTATTGATTGGAAGGGGATAGAGAAGGACTATCGGGCCGGTAAAACCTCTATCCGACAAATCGCTGAGTGGTACGGCGTCTCCGAAGGCGCCATCCGGAAACGGGCCAAGGCAAACAACTGGTCGCGCATGATCCGCGCCGACGCCGCAGACACCGGCACGTTCAAGAAGCTCGATTTCGTTCCCGCGATCAGGAAGCCGGAAGACGCAAAGACCATTACGCGCGAGGGTAAGAATCTGGCCGTGCGGATGCTGAGCGAGCTCATGGCAACCACGACCCAGGTCGACGAGCTCGAGGACATGATCATTTCGGAATGTGCTGGCGACCGCGATGCCCGGCGCCGGACGGGCATGTTGCGGGCGGTGGACCTCCCGGCGCGCGCGAACACACTCAAGACACTGGGTCTTGCCGTGAAGGCGTTCATTGATGCCGATCGGGCCGACAACAAGTCTCCTGATCCGGAACAGCCGGACGCTACCGCTGGCACCGCGGCCGGCAAATCAGGCGACGATTGGGATCATCTGCTTCAGTGACTATTTCCCTGGCGTGTCCGGATTGGCAGCAAAGGATACAGAGCAAGTCCCGGTCGTTGGTGCCAAATCTCCCTCTTGATGAGGCGGCAGCACGGCGCGCGGTCACGATATTCGATAAGCTGAGGCTTCCGGACGTGGCGGGCCAGCCGTTGCTGGCGGATGCCGCGGGCGATTGGTTCCGGGACATCGTGCGGGCGCTGCACGGATCTATCGATGGGGTGACGGGCGAACGGAACGTTCGTGAAGTCTTCCTATTGGTGCCAAAGAAGAATTCCAAGACCACCAATGGCGCGGCGCTCATGCTGACGTCGCTCTTGATCAACAAGAGGCCAAACGCTGAGTTCCTTCTGATAGCGCCAACGCAGCCGATCACCGAGATAGCCTTCGACCAAGTCGCGGGTATGATCGAGGCGGATCCAAAGCTCCGCGATCCGAAGCGCATCCATATTCAGTTTCACCTAAAGAAGATCACATATCTTCCGACTGGCGCGACGCTCCAGGTTAAATCGTTCGACCCGAAGGTTCTGACCGGCGTCAAACCGGCCGGCATTCTGGTCGACGAGCTCCACGTCGTTTCAGGCAACGCGAACGCGGACCGGGTTATCGGCCAGCTTCGTGGCGGCCTGATCTCACAGAAGGAAGGCTTTCTCGTCTTCATCACGACGCAGTCGGAACGCCCGCCGGCGGGAGTGTTCAAGTCCGAACTCGATAAAGCCCGCGATATCCGCGACGGCCTTCGCGAAGGCGCGATGCTGCCAGTGCTCTATGAGTTTCCGGACGAAATCGCGAAGGATGAGGAGCGTTGGGGCGATCCAACCAACTGGTGGATGGTCACACCAAACAACGGCCGCAGCATCACGGTCGATCGGCTGAACCAGGAATTCCAGACTGCGAAGGATACCGGTGAGGAGGAGTTTAGGCGCTGGGCATCTCAGCACCTCAACGTTCAGATCGGGATTGGACTACGCAGCAATGGTTGGGCTGGAGCGCCGCTATGGCATCGTGGCATTGAGCCTGGGCTCACGCTTGATGCGGTGATCGATCGATCGGAAGTTCTAACTGTCGGGTTCGATGGTGGCGGGCTCGATGATATTTTGGGCCTTGCGGTTGTCGGCCGCGAGCGGGTTACGAAGAGATGGCTTGCTTGGACGCACGGGTTCATCTCGCCAGAGGGGCTGGAGCGCCGCAAGGCCAATCGTCCGCTCTATGAAGATTTTAAGGGCGCTGGTGACCTGACGTATGTCGATCATTTGCCGGAAGATGTCGCTGGGTTGGTGGCTGTCATTGAGAAGGTTAGGGCGTCTGGACGATTAGCCGAAGTTGGCGCCGACCCCGCTGGCCTCGGTCTCATCGTTGATGCGCTCGCCGAGATTGGCGTTTCGGAAGAAAATGAAAACCTGATAGGCGTCCGCCAGGGTTTCGGCCTGATGGGCGCCATTAAGTCGATTGAGCGCAAGCTTGCCGATGGATCCTTTAAGCACGGCGGCCAAGCCATGATGGCATGGTGTGCCGGCAATGCGATCACGCAGCCAACGCCAACTGGAATGCGGATCGTCCGCGATGCGTCTGGTTACGGAAAGATCGATCCTCTGATGGCGCTGTTCTGCGCTGTTGATCGAATGGCGATGAACCCTACGGCGTCGGGAGGCCCTTCGATTTACGAAGAGCGCGCGCTGCTCGTTGTTTGAGGAAATGCGAATGTCGCGGTTCTGGTCTGCCATCAAATCCGGACTGCAGGCCGCCGCGGCGCCGATCGGCTTCCAGGAAGTGTTGTTGTTCGGTGGTTGCGTCTTGATCGGTGTTGGCATCTGGCCGGTATATCCGCCGGCGGCTCTGGCCATACCTGGCGCGGTACTCGCGGGCGTTGCCATCTTCGGTGTCCGATAATGGGTGGACTTTCGAGGATGTCGCGCTCGGCTGTGCAGCGGTCGGGCTATAGCAGCGACGATGCAGGATTTCTGCCGATATTAGGGAGCGTCCCGTCCGCGACGGGATTGTCCATCAATCAACTATCGGCCATGGGCGTTTTGACGTTCAAGGCCGGTGTTTCAATTCGTAGTAAGGATGTGGCGCGCTGCCTTCCTAGGCTCTTGCCGGTCGGCGGTGCGCGAAGCGAAAAGCCGATCACCAACCATCCGGTCGCGAAGCTTTTCAAGCGGCCAAACGTAATTCAGACGTGGTTCGAGTTTGCGCTTCAAATGCATACGTCGTTCCTGCTCCGCGGGAACGCATATGCGGTAATTTTGCGGAACATGCGCGGCGATCCGATCGCGCTGATACCCGTAAACCCTGACGCGGTTCTCTTGCTCGAGGCACCGGACGGTTCGATCTTCTACAACGTGGCTCGCTATGGCCTGTTTCAGATGGCGATGCTTCAGGGTCTACCCCTGACGATACCATCAGACGATATCTTTCATCTACGTGACGTCACCTTTAATATGCTGACGGGCCTTTCGACGATCGGAATTGCTCGAGACAGTATCGGCGTCGCGATGGGCTTGACGCAACAGCAGGCCCGTTTCATGGCGAACGGTGCGCGCCCTAGCGGTGTGCTGCAAACGCCGAAAACTCTTTCGGTCGACGCGGCGAATCGCCTGCGCGATCAGTGGAACACGCTTCGCTCCGGACTGCAGAATATAGGAAAGACGGCGATCCTCGAGGAAGGCCTCGAATGGAAGCCGATGCAGTTAAATTCGGTCGATCTGCAATTCATAGATCAACTGAAGTTTTCCGTTGAAGAGATGGCGCGAGCCGTTGGCGTGCCGCTGCACAAACTCGGTGTCGCCGGCGAAAGCTCACGCATCAAGCTCGATGATGCGGATCAGTCTTACGTCAACACCACGATCATGCCCGATCTAGATATGTGGGAGCAGAAATTCGTTCAGAAGTTCGATCTGGACGACGAGGATTTGACTGCGGACTTCGACGAGCGGCGCCTTCTCAGGGCTGCAGAATCGACGCGGGTCAACACCTACCGGACGCAAGTCATCTCCGGGCTCAAGACGCAGAACGAGTGCCGCGCGCTCGAGGGCGACCCGCCGCTTCCCGGCGGTGACGTACTGCTCACGCCGGCGAACTCTGCGGCCAACGGTTCAGATGTTACGGGCACGCCGGCAGATGGTGCCGGCCGCCCAGATGAAGGTACTTCGCCGGATCCCGGCTTCTAAGGAACGACGATGAAAAAGACCGTGGTCGATATTGCTGAATTCCGATCGAAGCTAGTGTCGGGCAGTGCGCCTGGCGTGTTGCTGCGCCTTGCGCCGTCAGCCGATCTTCAAATGGTTGGCGACGAACGGGTGATGAAGTTCGTTTTCAGTGACGGTTCGGTCGATCGTTACGGCGACACGATCGACGCCCGCGGTTGGGTATTGGATTCCTTCAATGCGAATCCCGTGGCGCTGTTCGGCCACGACGCGAACACGATCGAGAACGTGATCGGCAAAGCGCGCAACGTTCGCGTCGAAGGAACTCGCCTGGTCGGCGAAATCGAGTTCATGGAAGCTTCCGTCAATCCGAAGGCTGAAGCCGTCTATCAGATGCTCAAGGGCGGCTACCTCAATGCGGTGTCGGTTGGATTCCAGCCGATCGAATGGGATTTGTCGAAGGACAAGAGTCGGCCGCAGGGCATAAATTTTAAGAAGCAGGAGTTACTGGAAATCTCGGTGGTTCCGGTTCCCGCTCTGCCTACGGCATTAGTGCAGGCGCGCGCCGCGGGCATCGACGTCGATCGGCTCGGGTTGGTCGACGAAGTAATCGAGCCGCCGGCCGATAAGGTCAAACGCCGCTCCGCGCTATTGGTCCGGAAGGTTCTGGGTCGCAAGACAAAGGGCCTTTACGATCTCGGTTTCCTCATCAGTATTCTTTCCGATCTTGGAATGCTGACAAGCTGGTCGGAATGGGAAGCCGAAATCGAAGGCGATGGCAGCAACGTCCCGAATATGCTGGTCGACATCCTTTTTGATCTCGCCGATGCGTTCACCGCAATGGCGAATGAAGAACTCGCCGAATTCTTGGCCGACTTCAATGACGAGCCGGACACCACAGGGTTCGATGATGTCGAACTTGCCTATGTCGCCGAAGGCAAGAGCGCTCCGGCGCGGTGCTTCCGGGCGGCGCGGATGAGGGCGAAATATCTCGCAACCGGCAAGATCGAAAAGGCTGGTCGCGTCCTATCGGCCGAAAATCAAAAGAAACTTCGCGATGCGCACACGCAATTGTCTGCGGCTTGTGACATCGTGAAGGGCGTTGCGGACTCGGCGGATGTAACCGAGACCGACGCCGATGATAGTGGAAAGCCCGATGTGATCGTTTTGGACGATCAGAAGGCGGCGCGTGAACGCCGCGAACGTATCGCGCGCGCGCGCAAAGCACAGGCCGAAGCGGTCTAAATCTCGAAATTCAATTCACTGAATTCATTCGCTGTCCCGGCGGATGTTTAACCGCTGCGCGTTTGGCGCAGCATTTTCCTATGGAGACTCTACATGCTTAAGGAACTCCGCCGGGCGCACGCCGCGGCAAGTGACGAACTGGCCGGTTTGGTCGACGACGAGGCGGCGTTCGCCGCGAAAGAGGCCGAGATCCTTGTGATCAAGGGTAAGATCGAGCGCGCCGAACGCGCGCAGTCGGCGTCGGCGGCGCTGGCCCGTCCTCTTGATGGCAGCGAAGGCGGCGACAATGGCCGCCATGAGCCCGTTACCTCCGAGCGCACTCTCTCGAGCCTGGTTGCGGAAGCGCGCAACTACGGTTCCCGCGAAGGTCGCAAGGCTGTATATGACGACTGCCTGAGCATCGCGCGCAAGGGCCTCGGCATTACGCCCGACAAGACCAAGAACTTCGGCTCTTTCGGAGAGCAGCTTCAGTCGATCTTCAATTATTACGCCAGCAAGGGATCGAGCACCGACTCCCGCCTCGTTCGCGCGCCAACCGGCGCCGGCGAAGTTGATCCCACTGGTGGCGGCTTCCTCGTTCAGGTGGACTTCGCCGCTTCGATCTTCATGCTTGCCCACGACATGGGCGAGATCATCAGCCGCGTTAGCAAGACGCCAATCAGCGCCAATGCGAACGGTCTGAAGATCCCCGGCGTCGACGAAACCAGCCGCGCCACCGGTTCACGTTGGGGCGGTGTCGCCTCCAACTGGGCGGCTGAGGGCGTGACCGGTACAGAGTCCCGCCCGAAGTTCCGCATGGTCGAATTCGATCTGAAGAAACTCATTTCGAAGATGACCGTGACCGACGAGCTCCTTCAGGACTCGACGGCGTTGACGTCGATCGCTGCGCAGGCATTCTCGGAAGAAGTCATGTTCATGACGGAAGACGCGATCGTCGAAGGCACCGGTGCCGGTCAGCCGCTCGGCTTCCTCAATGCGCCGGCGCTCGTATCTGTCGCCAAAGAACAGGGGCAGCAGGCCGGGACGGTCGTCAAGGAGAACATCGATAAGATGTGGACGCGCTGCAATTCGCGTTCGCGCAGCAATGCCGTGTGGCTCATCAATCAGGACATGGAGCCTCAGTTGGCGGCGCTGAATGGCGCAGTCGGAACCGGCGGTGCATTGGTCTATATGCCGCCCGGTGGCATCTCTGCCGCGCCGTTCGCGACTTTGAAGGGCCGTCCGATCGTGACGACCGAATACAATCCCGCACTCGGCGTTCCCGGCGACATCGCGCTGGTCGATCTCAGCCAGTACATGCTGGTCGACAAGGGCGGCGTGCAGATGGCTACTTCGATGCACGTTTCGTTCAATACCGACGAAATGGTCTTCCGCATCACCTACCGCGTCGATGGAAAGCCCATGTGGACTGCTGCCCGGACCCGTTTCAAGGGTGGCAATACCGAATCTCCGTTCGTTGTGATCGCGGCTCGCTGAGTCCTTCTCTTCATTTTTCGAACACTCCCTCCCGGCTTCGGCCGGGAGGTTCTTGCCTCTCGGCAAACGGACGCTCGTCCGCTTCCCTGGCGGCAAACGCTTAGCCTTCGTCACCAGACGATATTTTTTCAAAGTGGGGTTGCTGGTGTAGCCCCCTTATCGCAAAGGACCACTCACCATGGCACGCCAGTTTTCACTTGCGGCTCAGTTGCCGCCCGTTTCTCTTCTCGCCGCCGCGGCCGACGCCGCTGGCCGCACGAGCTCTTATCGCAGCCTGAAGAACGCTCTCAAGGCGTACATCGTCGCCGAGGTCAACCAGGGCAACGCCGCGACCGTTCAGTTCTCGATCCTGCAGGCCAAGGACGTTTCTGGCACCGGTTCGAAGGCGATCACCGCTGTACCGACTTGGTTGGTCAACGATACCTCCGTTTCCGACGCGCTGATCGCGCAGGTTGCCGCAGCTTCGTTCACCACGGACGCGACGCTGAAAGACAAGCTCGTCGTGTTCGAAATCACGCCGGAAGCCTGCATGGACGTTGCGAACGGCTTCCGTTCGATCGCGATTTCAACCGGAGCGTCGAACGCCGCGAACGTCACGCGCGCTGAACTTCTGGTTCTCGGCTCCTACCAGGCCGCAACGCCTCCGAGCACCTATTCCAACTGATGAATTCCGGAGCGGTCTTCGGGCCGCTCCGTTTCACCCTCCAAATCGTCAACCATTGGCGGCCGTCATCGAGCGGTCGGTTAGGAGAATACCATGAGCACCGGTTCGCAATTTCGTAATGGCATCGAGACTTTCTTCGAGAAAAACACCTTTGAAACCGTCATGCCGATGTCGCCGCTGATGTTCGCAGAGGAATTCATCGGCGCGGGCCACACCGCTGGCATTCCCGCCGCCGGCACGCCCTCGGCCGGTTATCCTTGGGTCAAGAAAATCGTTGGTGCCGGCCTTCCGACCGTTGCGCTCGCGCCCAATGCGAGCGGCGGCCAAGTTCAATTGGCTCTTACCGCGACCAGCGAACAACAGGACGCTGTTCTGTACTGGAACGACAATCTCGCGATCGACGTCACCAAGGGTACGGTTTGGGAGGCTCGCGCCGCCCTTTCGGTGCCACCGAGCGCCGCTGGCGTTCAAATGGTGATGGGACTTGCCGCAGCCTGGATCAATGGCCCCGACAACAATGTGAAGTACCTGGAGTTTGGCTGTACGGCCAATAATAACCTGCTTCTTCGCTCGCAGGACGGCGTTACGCAGAATTCGATCGCCGCATCCAATGCCGGATCGGCAATTACGCTCGATACAAACTTCCACATCTTCCGCTTCAATTGCGCCGATGTGACAGACATCGGCTTCTATTTCGATGGCAATCGCGTCAATCCGACAGGTTCGATCGCCTTCGCCGCCACCGGAGCCAACGCGATCCTGCAACCGTATATCGCCGTTTACAAAACGATTAGCACGGGCCTCGCAACGCTTCTCGTCGACAAGGTGGATCTCTGGTCGAACCGCTGATGCGGTCACTGGTTGATCGGATGATGCGGCCTTCGGGCCGCGTCATTCCCCGAATTCAAATCAAGGAAAATCCGAATGGGCGCGATCGGCATCACTCCGGTATCGGTTACGATTGCCAACGGGACGTCGCTCTCGGCGGCAGCGCCACTCGGCGACAGCGTTTTGACGGGCATCGCCATGCCGGCAGCATGGGATGCTGCGGGCCTATCGTTTCAAGTAAGTGCTGATGGTGGTGCGACTTGGGGTGAAATGCAGAGCATTTCCGCGGTCGTTTCCGTGACTGCGGCGCTTGGGCAATATATCGCGCTGGATCCTGCCATCTGGCGCGGCATCAATATGATCAAGGTTCGATCCGGTACGGCGGCGGCGCCCGTTGCCCAGACCGCCGATCGCGTTCTGACGCTCGTTACAAAGCGGATGATCTGATCTCATGACAAACATCACGACCGTAAATCTTACCAATGGCGTCCCCACTGGCCCCGCCGGCGCCTCTACGGCGAGCACCATCGACAATCTGATTGCGGTCGGATCTCCGACCAAGGATGGCGTGACCGGTGCGATGGCTACGGTGGCGCAGTTTCACAACGCTGACGATCAGGCGTTGCCCGGAACGGCGAACGGCGTGCTGCAGGGCGGCGTTGCGCAACTGGTCAACGTCAGGGGAAATCTCGACCGGCAGCGCGCTACCGGTGCCGATCAGATCCCCGGTCAAGGCGTTGTGACCGGAGCGGCGCAATTCGCGCAGGAATTCATCGCGACATCCACCACCACAGTCGCAGCCGCCGCGGCTACCGCGACTCTGGCCATTGCCAATACCTCAGGGTTCAAGGTTGGCGGCACGCTCAATTTCGAACCCGGCACTGCGAACTATGAGCCCGCGCGCATCACGGCCGTCGTTCTCAATACGAGCGTGGCCGTGGCGTTTGCCACAGGCGGCGCGCTTTTCACGCACACGCAGCCCTATGCGGTGCAAACATTTCTTTTCAACCAGGAGCGGGATTTCTCCGGCGAAGGTCCGATGGCGCAGGGCATCGGTGCCGCTATCGCGTCCGAATTCGCATCGAACAGCGGGGGTCCGCCCCTATCCACTGGCCTCGCCTCGAATTGGACGCTCGATGCAGACCGCAATATTCAGGGAAAGAACAATCAGCAGATGGCCGTCACCTCGACGGTCGCTGGCGCTGCCACTATTCAGTTTACGAACAATCCGTGGATTAATGGGCTGGTGATTGGCCAGCCGCTGATCCTGAGCGCGACCGCATCCGGCGCCGCAATCGAAGAAGTAATCGTTTCGAAGAACAACACGCCAGCCGTGGGCGCCGGGCCGGTCACGGTCAACCTGGTCAATCCGATCGTCAACAACGCCTCGCTGTTCGCGACCTACGATGCCTTCGGGCTCAATGTTCCGACCGCTGGCGCCTCGCCGCTCGGCACCGAGGATACGCTGGTTTGGCTCAACGATCCAAACGCGACCGATCCCAAGCGACCGCTATTTGCGCTTGGCCGCGCGCGCGGATCTTCCGGCGCCGCGGACGTCCGCTCCGGCGGCAATTCCTCGAGCCTTAACGTCACCGCCGATACGGTCATCAAGGGTACGCCCGGCCGCGCCATCCGGATCATCGTCAATACCGTGACTGCGGTCGCGCCCATCACCATCAATGACGTGGCAACGACCGGCGCCGCGGCGGCAGCCAACGCCATCCTGACTATCCCGACCGCCACGGCGATCGGCACCGTCTACAACATCGATTGGCCATGTCTCGCTGGAATTGTCGCGAAGTTTGGCACCGCCACCGGCGCGCTCGCCATCGCGTTCGACTGATAATATCCGATGGGCATCAAGGTAATAACCACGCTGCTTTCGACGGCGCTTCAGAATTATGATCTGACGACGATCGACGAGGTGAAAGACGAGCTTTCGATTTTAGACAATTCGAAGGACGCCACGCTGAAGCGCTATATCACCAGCGCATCCGCCGCAGCTTCGCAATACTGCAACAGAAAATTCCAGGCCGAGCAGTTGCAGGATGAATTCTGGCCGGATCGCGAACCGTTCCAATATACGTTGCCCGGTGGTGTTGACGTCCTTCAGTTATCGCGCTGGCCGGTGATTGCTCCGATTATTTCCGTCGTGGAAAATGGAATCGCGCTTGTCGAGAACACAGATTTCCGCGTCAATTACGATACCGGCACTCTGATCAGGCTCGATAGCCTGAACTTCTACCCGCGAAAATGGGCGGCTTGGCCGATCGTCGCGAAATTTGTCGGCGGCTTTGCCGATATTCCGGAAGATATTGAAGACGCGATCATTCGCATGGTCACACGCCGATATGCCTCTAAGGGTCGCGATCCGAATTTGAAACAACAGTCGATTCCAGGCGTGATCGAACAGCAATTTTGGATTTCCACCGGCACCGAATCCGGCAATTTCGCCAACGACATCGCCGACGTTTTGAATTCCTACCGCGTGCCGGTCTCCGTCTGAGGATATGACATGATCAACGCCGGCACGTTCACCCTAGCTGCACTGCAAATAAGCGCGGCGATGTCTCTAAAACTGCTCACGCCGACAACCGGTCTGCAGGGAATGTCGGCCTGCAATCTCGAGGCAAATTTTCAATATGGTTCCGGCGGCGCGACGTGCTCATTGATTTGTGCGACGAGTTTCGATCAGGGTACGACCTGGCGTCATTGCGCGCGGTTCGATTTCACGACCGCGTCGGCCGTCAAGATCGTCAACCTTCAGGCGCTGACATCTAAGGCGGTCGCGGCTTACGCCGATCTGGCGGCCGAAGGAGTCAATGACCAAATGCTCGGCGACCAGATCGCGGCGTTCCTCGTGAGTACCGGAGCCTATGTGAACACGACGGCAAGTCTCCGCGCCTCAGTGCGATGAAATGGACCGCCTAACGGCCTTCGTCGCGATCTCGCATCTTAAATTGCGGCTTGAGTATCTAAGCTGCCATCCCGAACTAATCGAGGGAATCGACATGACAACCACACCGAAACTTCAGAGCCTAGCAAAAGCGATGGCGATGCTCGAGCACGATCTTGAAGACGGTGCTGGCAGATTGCTCACGAAGATCGAAGCGGTTGGCGCCCGCGGCGTTGCTGCCATCACCAAGGGCCACCAGAAGGTGGATGGGAAGGCCGCCATTGTCGGCGAGATTGAGAGCTACGTCGCCGCCCTCGAGGGGTCGAACGGCGGCGACCCTTTGGACGACTCGTCGACTACATCCGCTCAGTCGCAGCCTGAACAATTGACCGTTCACGGCGTTTCGCAGGCGTAAGGTGTCCTATCTTATCGCTGCGCTAGACGACGCGCTGGCGCAAGCGGGCGAAGATATCATCCTTCGGCGGGTGATAGGAACGGCGCCGAACCAAGTCAATATCGACGTGAAGTGCAGGGCGCGCGTCAACGCAGCGACGGTGCAGCAGCTTGTTGCCGCGATCCCCGCGACCGAAATGAACGTGATCTTGTCGCCGACCCAGATCAATAACGCGCAGTGGCCCGGCGGTCATATTCCGTTGCAACCGCCGTTTGACGTCGATCAGCGCATACCGCGCGTCGGTGGCGCCGACAAGATGATCGTCCGAAACGTGCTGCGGTCCATCACGTTCGTTGATGCGAAGGTGATCAATGGCGAGTTGGTTCGGCTCGATGTTCGGGTGTCAGGCTGATGGTAAATTATAGACCGGTCGACAGTTTCGGGCAGGCCCTCGACCGAAACACATACGACGAAAACGGCTTCGCCAACGCGCGTTGGAAGTATGACGAGAACGGGTTCATGAAGGCGCGCGTCAATGCCCTGGATGCCGCGCGGTCACGCCTGGTGAACGCTACGCATGCGGAAAATCAGACGATTATCGCCGGCTTCAATCCGAGCGCGGTTGCGCGCTCTGTCGATGGCGTAGACGACGCGCCGGATGATGCAATCAAGCTGTGAGCCGCATCGTTTATAGCTACGTCTATATGGATGATGTTTGCAAGTTCGCGCTACAGACGCTTCGCGATCGATCTCCGGTAGGCTCTAGCGGCGATCCGCATCCGGGTCTCTATCGCGACAGCCACATGCTTTTCATCGACGGGCACAACGTCCCGGACGCCAAGAATTGGCAACCGGGGCAACAGATCGATATCAGCAATCCTGTTCCGTACAGCCGAATAATCGAGCTCGGGAACGGAAAGCTACGCGCCCCGCTGCACGTTTACGAAGAGTCCGCGCCGATCATCGCGGCGCGCTACGGTAATTCGGCGAACGTGCAGTTCGTCTACATGCCCGTGCGATTTGGTTCGGTTCAAGCCTATGCGGGATCACTCGCTGGGCAAGCCGCCGGCGCGCGCCGCGGCGGAAGTCAGAAAGCCTTGCGCGATTGGTTGATTCGACAACCAGCGATTCAGATCACGAGCCGGTAGCAAAATGCCAGATTATGCCGGCGCAGTTGCCGCGATCAAAGCGCGGCTCGTTTCTCAATGGGTCGACGGCTCGAGCAATCCACTCACGCTGATCGTCTACGTCAATAAGCAACCCGATCCTCCGTTCCCGCCGATTGATCCGAACACGGGAAACCCGGCGCCGTTTTTGGTTTGCGAAGTCGCCGGCACGAAGAGCGATCCTTACACATTCGGAAATTCTGGAAATCGGTTCTTCGTCTATGACGGCTTGATCTTGCTGCATGTCCTCGTTCCGATCGATGAGGGCGACGCTCGAGCGCAGCAGTTGGCCGTCAATGCCGGCGAGATATTCCGCGCCGCGACGTTCTATGTCGACCCCAATGGTTCGTACATCAGAACGATGGCGCCAAATCCTCCGGACGGCGGAAGCGCCGCGAACATCGAAGGCGTGCAGGCCGGAAATACGTTCCGCGTCACGACATCCATCCCCTGGAAATACTTCCATCGCGCCTAAGCGCCGAATAAGGAGCTAAGTCCTTGACCTATCAGTCAAATTTTTACGGATATTCGGCGATGTTACTCCAGTCGGCGCTCGGAACGCCGGCGGTTGGCGCGGGCGGAACGATCATCCGCCAGACCGGCGGCACGCCCGGCAAATTGTCGAAGGCCGCCATTCAATCCAAAGAAATTCGCCAGGACGCTCAGCCCGTCAAGGGTCGGCACGGCATGCAGACTGCTGTTGGTGGGCCGTACACCACGGAATTGTCGATCCAATCCGCCGACCAAATCATGCAGGCCGTTTTGCGCGGGACGTGGGACACCGAAATCACGGCGACATCTGCCGACTTTACGTCCATCACTTTCGGCGCAAATACCATCATCTGGGCCTCTGGAAATCCGATCACGAAGGGATTCCGGGTCAACGACGTTATCATGCTGCCCATTACAGCCACCGCCACCAACCAAAATAAGAACTTTCGGATAACTGCCGTCTCCGCGACGACGATTACTGTTGCCGAGACGCTGACGATTAGCGGCACGGCGGACACGACGGCCACGATCAAGCGCCGTGGTCGTAAGGTCATCATGCCCGCGGCAGGCTCTTTGGTGAACCGCTATTTCACGATCGAGGAATATGAGACCGACATCACCGGAAGCCGGTTGTTTAACGACTGCTTCTGGAAATCGATGAAGTTCACGATGGCGCCGAATGGCCTCATCATGTTCGAGCCGTCATGGGTTGGAACCGGTTCATTCACTGCCACGACGGGCGCGGCGGTCCTGACAACGCCAACGCTGATCGCAAATCCGCCGATGGCGGCGCTTGACGCAACGTTGCGCCTTGGTGGCGTCGACGTTGCGGATATCACTGCGTTCGATCTGACGGTCGATAATGGCGCGGTGGCCCCGCAAGTCGTCGGCAGCAAGATCTCACCGACTGTTCTGCCGGGCCTCAATCAGGTCACGATGAACCTGACGATCCTGCAAAAGGATATGTCGTATATCTCAGGTTTCCTGAATGAGACCGGCTATTCGCTCAGCCTCAAGTGCGTGGACAACATGGCGGAGCCGAAGAACTTCATCAATATTAACGTGCCGAACTTCACGCTCGGCGGCGCTGATGTTTCGCCGATGAGCACTGCCGGAGGTGCCAGAACGGTTACGATTGCGGTTCCGGCTGGACTTATCGGACACGACCCCAGTGGCGTGGCGTGGGATGATTCGGCTTGCACGATTCAAATATCAAATTTAACGTGATTTGAAGCGGCCCGACGTGGTGTTCGAAGCACCGCGCCGAGCCTAACGCCCAACACTGAGGAACCAGTGATGAACGCTGATGAAGCATTGGCGCAAATTCGCGCCAGCGGCAAACGGTTTTACGTCTACGTTCTTAAAAAGCCAAACGGTACGCCGTTCTACGTTGGAATTGGAACCGGCCGAAGGCTTTTGGATCACAAGTATTACGCGAAAAAAGATCATCTGAAATCGCACAAGCTTTCCATAATCAGAAAGATTTTGTCATCGGGTAATGATCTGACGTTCGACGTTGAGTGTCATTCCGACGAAAGATCGACGGTTGAGGCTAGAGAACGTGAACTGATATCTAGGATTGGCCGCGCCGACCTTAATCAGGGGCCGCTTGCCAACAATACCGATGGAGGCGAGGGCGCGCATAATCCGTCACCAGAAGAGTTGCTGCGTCGTAGTGCCGTTCTAAAGGCGCGGTGGGTCGGGAGAGATAGATCCATCCTCGCCCACCTCTGGACGCCCGAGATGAAGGCGAAAGCCACGGCCGCAAAAAAGGGCGTAAAACGTAAATTCGCCGTGCGCGGCAGTGCGTGGATGACCGCGGAAATGCGCGCCGCCCGATCCGACCGGCTAAGGGCCGATCCCGTTTCTAAGCGGCCCGGCGTTGGAGCTAAAATTTCTGCCTCTAAGCTGGGCAAGAAGATGCCAGATCACTGGATGAAAGATCCGATCAAAAAGCTTGCTTTTGCTCGTGCGAAACATCCTCGAGCAAGAGCGATCGAGGTGGAGGGGCGACGGTTTGAGTGCATCGAAGATGCTGCAGATGCATTCGGCAAAAAGCGCAATTGCGTTGATATGTGGTTAAAGCGCGGCAATCGCGGCGCGAAATACCTCTAGACAAGGAATCCGTATGCCTCTTCCTACCGATACCGATTTTGATCTCGGCGATCTCGATGCGCGCGACGAAGCTGAATTGGCGATCAAGCATCCGTCGACCGGCGAAATAACAACCTGGGTATGGACGTTCTATGGTCCTGGACATCCCAAGACGATTGAACTTGCAAACCGCGTTTCGCGTGATGCTCTTCGCGATCTGGCTGCCCAAAAACAGGCGCGCGTGAACGGAAAAAAGTGGAAGGAAGAAGAGCAATCGATCGACCATCTACGCGCAGATAACGTCGCCAGCATCGTTGCGCGAACCAAGACATTCACTCCCGTGAAAATATCTGGCGAAACGATCTCGTTCAGTCCCGAGGCCGCAATAAAACTTCTACTTGATCGCAAGAAGGGTTGGCTCTTCGCGCAAGTGATGGAGTTCCTCAAAGAGGACGAGAATTTTATACATCCCTCAGCGAAGAGCTGAGGGCATTCGCAAAAAAGACCTTCGAATTAAACGCTGTCGACAAGGACGGCGTCACCTACCGCGAGATGCTTGAAGGTCTGATCACGCGAACGCGCAGGCCGGAGCGTCTTGCGGAATACGAAGCCGATCTGGAATGTCCCCCGTTCCCTTTGGCCTTGCAGCATGTGTGGCACGCCTTCTGCCGATTAAGCGCAAGGCGCGGCTCAAACGGGTTTTCGATCAATCCGATCTCGTGGCCGGATATCGACGCGTATGTCCGGAATTCAAAAATGGCCCTTGCGCCATGGGAAATTCGGATCATCGAAGAACTAGACGACCTGTTCCGCCAGGAACACAGCAAGCCGAGAGATTAAATTTTCAATGGCCCAGCAAGTCGTCACAGAATTGGTCATCGATTCCGCAGGCGCTTCCGCCGGCGCCGACCAATTTTCCCAAGCAATGGATAGGGCGGGTAACTCCGCAAAACAGGGCGTTGGCTCCGTTACGGGCCTCACGCTTGCCGTCGCCGGCGTAGGCGTTGGGTTTGTCGGCGCGCTCGCAGCGCTTCGCGGGTTCATCGATTACGTCGGCAACACCAATAAAGAATTGATCGATTTGGCGACCAATGCCGCAAACGCCGGCATGACGACGAAGAGTTTTCAGGAAACGCTCTTCGCCGCGAAGTCATCCGGGCTCACTGACAAGGATTTCATTTCCGGGCTGGACAAGATCGGTTCAGACCTTACGGCAGCGAGCCGTGGCGCGACGGATTTCGGGAAGCTGTTCGAAGCGAATAATATTTCGATCAAGGACGCCAACGGACAATTGAAGACGACCGAGGCCGCGCTCGGCGACATATCAAACCTGATCAAGAACGCCCCGACTCCGCAGATCGCGAATGCTGTGGCATCCATCGTCGGCCTCTCGAAAGATTGGATTCCCTTCCTTCGGCAAGGCGTCGACGGCATTGAAGAACAGAAAAAGGCCGCTGCCGATCTTGGCGTTATCATTGACGACGCTACGATCCAGAAGGCAAAGGAATTCAATAATCAATGGCACGCCGCCATCGCGACGTGGGATCTTCAATTCAAGGCGTCACTGACCAGCATTCTCCCGCTGCTCGTTCAAATGGCGTCGTTGGCAAGCAAGATCATTGATGGCGTCGGCTCCGTCAGTTCGAATGTTTCGCGCTGGATGACGCCTGATGAGGACAAATCCAAGCAACAGTTAGCCGCTCAGCAAGATGACGTCTTACGCCTGATCGATCTGATGACAAGGGCCGGCGATGCGGCTGAGGGCTTTCAAAAACTGAGGATAAATAACCTTCAGGGCCTTCTTGGATTGCCAGAGGGCTCGAGCATGGCTCAAGCCGTGGCGCTGTTGGACAAGTTGAATGGGCTATATGACAAGGAGCCGACAAGGTTAATTGTAACGCCGTCCGGGAATGGATCGACCGTGCTACCGCCATCCGGCAATAGTGCGAACGATCCCGTAGATCGCGCCATCAATTCGCTGCAGAAACACATCGAAACACAAAAGGCGGATACGCTTGCTGTTGGTTTGGGCGATGGTGCGCTGGCGTCATTTCGCGCCACCGCGGCTGAAACTGCTGCCGTGCAGGCGAATGGCGGCAAGGAAACCGAGGCGCAGGCTGAGAAATTCGCGACGTTGAGGCAGGCTGCGTCTGATGCCGCCGATGCTTTGGCAAAAGCCAAGGTGGCGTCATCGATCAGTGTCGGTCAGCAGACGGCGCTTCTGTCCGCCGAAGATGTCGCAATCGCGTCCCAACTCAAGGGGATGTACGGCGACAATATCCCCGCTGCGCTGGATAGCACCTATGCCAGCGCGATCCGCGTCAACACCGCGTTTAAGGGCGTCGGATCAGCGATCGATACTAATCTGACGACCGGCCTAACCGATATCGTCAGTGGTACGAAGTCCGCGTCCCAAGGTTTCACCGATATGTCCGCTGCGATCGTCAAGGCGATTGAGCAGATGATCATTAAAATCGCGGTCGTAGAGCCACTGATGCGCTCGCTGCAGATGGCGGCTGGTGGATTGGGAATTCCCGGATTGAATTTCGGCGGCGGTGGAGTTGGAAATTACGGTCAAGCCGCGAACGCAACGGGTCTTGGGGCCGGAACAGGCGGCCTATCTTTCCCAATGTTCGCGGACGGTACTGACAGCGCGCCTGGCGGTTGGTCGATCGTGGGCGAGAAGGGGCCGGAGATCGTGAACCTTTCGCCTGGTGCCCAAGTCATTCCGAACGGCGGCAAATCGGCCAATGATAACGGCGCGCGATCTCCGAATATCATCATCAACAATCACACCGAGGCGCAGCCGCAAGTTTCCACGAATTCAAATGGCGACGTCACGATCACCTTGAAAAAGATGGTCGACGGCATGGTCGGAGATTCGATCTCGAGCGGAACGGGAATGCGCGTGCTCGATAGCCAGTATGGTGTCAAGCAATTCGCGGGGCGATAAGCCATGACGCTGCCGGTGTGGCCGATCGCAACTTATGCGCCGCAACAGGGTTCATTCAAGCCGATCCAACGGTCGCTCGATCCGATCTCGACCGACTTCGAAGGTGGCAACACGCGCGAGCGTCCGCGTCCTGGCGATAATGTCGGGTCGTTAACGCAAACGATATGGATGACGCTGGCGGAACACGACACGTTCGTGGCGTGGGTGCTGTCGACGCTGAACAACGGCACCGCGCGCTTCACGATGAATGTCTGGATGGGCTCCTCGTTCATCGTCAAGACGTGTCAGTTCATCAAGCCCGGAACTAATCTGACTTATGCTTACATCTCGACTGACGTCGTCGCGGTGACGATGACGCTTCGCGTCTACGGCATGAATTCTGGCGCGTCTGTATCTTCCACCTTTTATTTTCTCGGGTTCTAAGTCAAAGCAATGCCGGTTCAAAACGAAGCATTGCTTGAAGCCTATGCCTCATGCCCGCCGAGCGCGCGCGTTTATTTTACTCTGGAAATCTGGCAAGCCAGTTTCGCATCGCCGGCCCGCGTCGTCGCGAATGTCGGCGATGATATGTATTTCGGAATTGAAGCGACCGCGCCGCGAAATCCAGGGCAGACAGTGCTTTTCATCGCGTGTCCATTCTCGGCGGAATACCCCGAGCAACGCGAAGGCCAGCCGCCATCGACCAAGATCAAGATCGATAACGTCAATCGCGAGCTCGTGCCGCAGATACGCGCTGCGCTCGGCGTCCGGCAATACATCGATATTTTGTATAGGGAATATTTGGGAAGCGATCTAACGCAGCCGGCTTATGGCCCGATCGAATTTCAATTAGCGAATGTGCAGATGGTGGGCGTCTCGCTGACGGGAACGGCGGTCGTGAAGAATCTGCAGCACAAACGTTTCCCGCGGCTGACCAAGAATTACGATTACATTCAGTTTCCGAGTCTGTTGCCGTGACGCGCTCCGAATTTCTCGCTCCGCTGATCGGCTCGCCTTGGTCGTGGCAATCGCAGAATTGCTGGGACTTCGCGGCTCATGTGCAGCGGGAATTGTTCGGCCGCACGCTGCCGCAAGTCGTGGTCCCGGGCGATCTAAGCAAGCGATGGGTGCTTGAAGCGATCGACGCTCATCCAGAGCGCGCGTTGTGGCAGGAAGTAGCGCAGGGACCGCAAGGTCTCGTGAGGGCCAGTGATGGCGCCTTGGTGCTGATGGCTCATCTTCGAATGCCGGCGCATATCGGCGTCTGGCTGCAGCCAGAAGCGCGTGTGATCCATTGCAGTGAACAACATGGTGTTTGCTGCGAAACCGTGCTGGCCTTGAAGCAGATGGGCTGGCGCAAGATGACGTTTTACGAACCGAAATAGACCTGATGCACGCTCCCGTCCCAAAGCTGCCGGCTCTGCCGTCGCCGCAACGCTCCCGATCGCGCCGGGAACGGCGCTCAGACGCCGCGCGCAAGCCCGTGGTGCACGTCGTCATGCCGGGCATGGAAGTAGCGCGCGCGGAAATCAAGCCACGGGAGACGATTGCCGCGTTCCTGCGGCGCACCGGCTGGGCGACCAAAGACAAGGTTTACGGCTGGCAGTTCAAAAAGGGCCTCCCGACCGTTCTCGAGGTCAATGGCGAAAGCGTTCTCCGGAAGAACTGGCGCACCACGCGGATCGCGGCGAACGATAATGTTCGGTTCGTCAGCTTCCCGATGGGCGGCGGATCGAATGGAACGAAACAGATCATCGGGCTGGTTGCCCTGATTGCAGTTTCCGCGTTTGCACTGTGGGCTGGACCCGCGCTGTTCGGTGCGGGCACGATTGGCGCGTTCGCTACAACCGCGGCGATCGGAATCGGCGGGTCGCTGCTCATCAACGCGCTCGTCGGGCCGAAGGCTGGCGCCACAAATGCGCCGAACGCGACGCAAGACCAAATCTATTCGGTCGCGGCACAGGGCAACACGGCGAAACTCGGCCAGCCGCTTCCCGTCTGGTACGGCCGACTGAAGACGTTTCCAGATTTTGCCGCGACGCCATGGGGCGAGTTCGTCGGCAACAATCAATATCTCAACGTGCTCTTATCCGTTGGGATGGGATCGTTCTCTTACGAGAATCTATATATCGACAACACCATTCTTTGGGATCCGATCAATGGCGTTTCCGCGTCGTTCCCTGGCGCGCAGGTCGCATTCTACGAACCCGGCGCGACCGTTACGCTTTTTCCGACCAACGTCGATTCTTCGATAGAGGTTAGCGGGCAGCAACTTCCTGATGGCGGAGGCGTTGAGGCCGGGCGATATTACCCTGGTCAGTTTCCGACGTCCTTCGGCGCGCCGCTGGGGCCTTTCGTGGCCAACCCGTCCGGAACATTGGCTCAATCGATCGCGATCGATTTTGTGTTTCCGGGCGGTTGCTTCACGATCGACAATAATACTAACCAAATTGGTTACGCGAACGTAACGCTGCTCGCTGAGGCCGCCCCATGCGATGGCGCCGGCGCACCGACCGGTTCGTTTTTTACGCTGTTTCAAGTTACGCGGCAATTTGCCAGCACGTCGCCAATTCGAGATTCGATCAAGACGGACGTGTCGCCGGGGCGCTATCTTGTGCGGCTTAGCCGCCTTGGCGCAAATGCGACCGGAATCTCTGGCACAAACACCGTTATATGGGCGGGCCTCCGCTCATTTCTTCAGGGCGCAAATTCCTTTCCCGATGTCTCGACCGTTGCTATCCGGCTGCTGGCATCGCAGTCGACGCAGGGTTCTTACAAATTCGGCGTACTGGCTACGCGGAAACTTCCGGTCTGGAACGGAAGCGCGTTCGTCACTCAGGCGACGCGAAATCCGGCATGGGCTTTCTATGATGCGGTGACGAATTCTCAATACGGCTCCGGACTTCCGATCTCAAAAACGGATTTCAATGCCGTTGTTAATCTTGCGGCTGGTGCCACTTCACGCGGCGATACCTTCGATTATGTTTTCTCCGCCGCAGTCGCGGTGCCTGCTGCCTTCGACAAGATATTGACGGCGACGCGCTCGCGGCATTTCTGGCTAGGGGATACCGTTTCGGTCGTTCGCGACGAATGGCGCGATGTGCCGAGCATGATGTTGACTGATCGCGAGATCGTCAGAGATTCCACGCAAGTAACGTGGACGATGCTGGGCGACGAAGACCCCGACGCCGTGATCATAGAATATATCGATGACAACACCTGGCTTCCGGCTCAGGTACAGTATCCGCCTAACGATCAATTCTTCACGGCAAGCCATGCCGAAGTGAAGCGCATTGACGGAATCGTAGACCGCAACCAGGCATTCCGCGAATGCGCGTTCTACTATTTGCAATCGATCTATCGACGCGAGAATGTCCAGATCGGGACAGAGTATGAGGGAAGGGCGATCACTTTCGGCTCGGTGCTGCGGCTCCAGTCTGAATTGCCCATGGCCTATGGCTATGCCGGGGCGGTGGTTGGAGTTTCCGGCAATGCGCTAACGCTCGATCCGGCACCGACATGGGATGTCGGGCCGTTTTATATCCGGCTGCGCCAGCCAAACGGAAAGTATTTCGGGCCGATCCTCGCAACGCAAGGCGCGAATGCGGCAATAGCTAACCTGGACCCGACGAGCCTTGCGGCTGCGCAGACTGCGCAAAGTACGACTCTAGCGGCGGTTCTGTTGCGAGAGGCGGGGGGCGAAGATCCCTCATTCGAATTCGGTACGGCGAATAGCGAGTCGAAACTTTGCGTCGTCCTCAACGGTGTTCCAAACGGAAATCTATGCACGCTGAATCTTGTCGTCGACGACATTCGCGTTCACGCAACTTCGCTCGGCAATCCGCCGATTCTTCCGGTTGGGCAATTTCCATCAAACCCATCGCTGCCCCTCATCGTCGGACTCAACGCATTATTCGGGCAGGGCACGGCCGAGCCCCAATTATCGGCGAGTTGGTTTCCAACGGCCGGCGCGGTCTATTATGTCGCTGATGCAAGCTATGATTCCGGCGCTTCGTGGCAACAGGTCTATCAGGGACAGGATAATAAATTCACGGCGGTCGTCACGCTCGCTGCGCTGAGATTGCGCGTTCAGGCAGTGCTTGCGAGCGGGCTACATGGTCCGTATTCAACCGTTGACCTAGCTGCGCCGTCGATTGTAATTTCGTCGCAAACTGTTGCGTTGAACTCGCTGATTGCGGGCCTGAAATATCAGGTCACAACGCTTCAGGATTTGCTAAACGACAAGATCGACAAGGTTACGCAGCAGATCGCGTCGATCGTCTCTAACCAGGACACGCGAAACTGGCTGGACAAAAAGGAAGTCAGAAGCCAGCTTTCTTCCGTATTTGGCGCTGCAAATGCATCGATAACGTCTGTTCAGCAGACGCAGGTTAACGATGAACTGGCGTTTGCCACTTTTCAAACGACGGTCTCCGCGACATTCGGTCCAAGTTTTTCGTCGGTCAACACCGTTTCTAGTGCTGTCGCAACGCTCAATGGATATGCCGCGGCACAATACGCCGTGACGCTGAACGTCAACGGCTACGCGACGGGATTCAATCTGGTCAACGGCGGCGCTGGCGTTTCGACGTTCACGATCGTGGCCGACAAATTCCAAATTCAATTGCCGGGCTACAACGGCAACGCGCCGAAGCCATTCTTCACGACCGGGGTTATCAGCGGCGTTCCATCGGTTGGCATCAGCGGTAATATGTATCTCGACGGCGCGATCACGGCGCGGGTTCTTAATGTTGGGTCTCTCAGTGCCATCTCGGCCAACATGGGAACGATCACGGCCGGACTAATGCAGAGTCCCGATGGGCATTTCGTGGTCGATCTCACCAATCGGCGCCTGACCATTTCGGATAATACGTGAGCCGCCGCGTTGTATTAGGGCAGCAAAATGACGGCAGCATGGGGCTTCGCGTCTCAGCGCCGGGCGTCGACGCGCTTACGGCCGTCGACGACGGTCACAATCTGACATTCAATTCGGCATGGACCGACATTGCAAAAATCTACATGGTCGGAGTTGCTGCGAATACCAGCATAACAGTGAACGGTCTTACGCTTCCCGGATTTCAGGTGACGTGGCCGGCGTTGGGCTACAAGCCGTTTGTTGAGGCGCGCTTGCTTCAATCGAATGTCATCTACGACGATTATCTCAGCGCGACGTTTCCGAGCGGAAGCTACGCGGAGATAAGGGATGCAACACCGAATACGCTGAGCCTGTTCGGCAACATGCCGGGCTCATCACTTCTGTTCGTCGTCTATCAAATCCCGGTGCCGTCAGGATGAGCAGGCGCATTGTCGTTGGGCCGCGCGGCAATGGTGACGTTGGTTTGTTCATTGCGCCGCCCGGCGGGGACGCGATGACATATCCCGACTCGCTGCTGACCCTGAATGTCACATCGAAAGTTTCCCAGCTTCTCTTGATGGGCAGGATCACATCTTCGCAAACTATCCCGCTCGGTCTTTCTCGATCGCCCTATGTCTTCATCACAAGCCAATTCGACTTTAGCGGCGTCACCGGTCATACCGCAGGTCCGGGACCGTTCCGACCGTCGCCCCCGCCCTTTGGAACGCATTCGAGTGCGACGATAAACAGCAACGGCGCATCGATGACGCTTAGCGTGGCTTATCCGACGACCTACCAGGTCTATAGTCAGGCGTTTACGTGACCAGACGCGTGATCATGGACAGTACCGCGGCGTCTCCGTTGCGAATCTCCGTCGCGGGCGTTGACGCTGCCACGGCGGCATTTAACGCGCTTATTTTTGATGGTAACCAACCGCCGCTGCGTTTATGGGGAACTGGTTACACCACCGTCGAAGGCATGAGTTGGAACGAACATCTTGGCGGCCAGAACATCCGGGAGGCGTCCGGCATTCCTGTGGTTGTGACTCCAGCAGGAACGTCGCCGGTGTTCATGACGATGTGGCGAAAAAGCGGTGACCCCTTCGGGCGAGTCTACACGCCCTCTTTCCAAGGTTCGGCGAATGGCGGCCAGGGCGGCGGCGGCGGTGCAATCTGCTCCAACCAATTCATAGCCACCTGCTTTAACACTGGCGCGCCTGGTGCTCCTGATAGCCGTCCACCATTCAATTACGTCAATTACTGCGTGTTCAAGAATTACCAATAGGAGTCGCGATGCTCTACGCGCTGCATCAAGAGGACGGGCGCATTCATCAGGCGAATAAGCTCTATGATGCCGATACAAAACGTTACGATGATCTCCTGAACGATCTCGGTCACGCCTACGTCAAGGCCAACGCGCCCGCGCTACTGCCTCCCGAACACTGGATGGTAGATGTCAAAGCGAAAGAGATTTGCGAGCGTCCGGTGATGCGGGCAACCGCCTATGCGAACATTATCAAGGCCGGGACGAATGCGCTTCTGCTCAACATTCCGCATGGCGCGGATGTGACGATCTTGGCAGTCGGCGCGGTAATTCGCTCCGTACCGAAATTGGACGGCGATGAACTGGAATTTCCGGTGGCCTCCGTGCCCTGCAAATACACGGCGGTGATCACTCTATGGCCATTCAAAGACTGCACGATCGAAATTGAGGCGATAGCATGAGGGTGGTTCTGGACGCCATCGACCCGATGCCCGCGCTGCGTCAGGCGAAGGTCGATGCAGTCAATCGTAGCTTCAATACGGTCGCGGCCGAAAGTCTGCACCGCGATCAGGCTCACGCGCAAAAGCGGCTGTGGGCTGCGACGAATGATCAGCGCCTCGCGCCTGAGGCTGAATTGCGCGGAATTACTGTTGTTGAGTTGTCGGCGTTCATTCTGTCCAAGCCCGATGCGGCTGCGGCTCGCGAGATGCAGCGTCAAACGATCATGAAGCGCATCGACCAAGCGCGGACGCCCGCGGAACTCGACGCGATCTAGGAATCATCAATGCCATTTGCAAGCTACTCAACCGGAACGGTCTCCGTTCCGGCAAACGGCACGACTGTGACGGGCGTCGGATCGATTTGGTCCGGCGTCAACGCGCGCCCCGGCGATATGTTGCAGATCGGTGCGGTGCTTTCATTTATTTCCGATGTCACCGATCCGACGCATCTCGTCATCCCGCCATATGCGGGAACAACGGTTTCAGCGGTCGCCTATACGATCTATCAGACATCGCCACTGCGATTTGTCGGCGGTCAGGCGATGACGGACGTTTCATCGTTAGTCGCACTCCTCAACGGCATGGGGACAATTTACGCCGTGCCGGGGGCGGCACCCGATCCTTCCATCGGAAGCGACGGTCAGTACGCGCTGAAAACGAATACAGGCATTTGGAGGCTGTGGCTCAAGACCGGCGGCGTTTGGGTTGATCAAGGATCGCCCGTAGGAACCAATTATCGCGGCGCCTGGAATAGCGCCACCGCTTACGCCGCGAACGATGTCACCACGCGGCTCGGCTCGGCATATATTTCGAAGGGCACGAACACAAACGCGCCGCCAGAATCCAGCCCGACAAGTTGGGACGTGCTGGCCGCGAAGGGCGATACCGGGAACACGGGCGCTACTGGTGCCACCGGAACGGCCGCAACTATCGCGGTCAATTCTGTCAGTACATTGCCTGCGGGCAGTTCGGCCACCGTTACCAATCTGGGCACCTCATCTGCGGCCAGTTTCGCATTCGGTATCCCGCAAGGCCCGCAAGGCATTCAGGGCACGCAGGGGCTGCAGGGTGTCGGGCTCCAGCCGGATGCATCGGGCACGATCACGCAACGCGCGACCTATGACGGGCAAACGACCGGATACAAGTTTTTAGAAACCGACGTTTCGCCGTTTCGCCTCTATATCAAGGCGTCGAACACCACGGGCGATTGGGCTGGCCCGACTTTCATCGGCGGAAATTTCCCGGTCGGCGATCTCGGACACATCACAGACAGCATCGTTCAAACGTTTGACTTCGGTCACATCGTCTAAGGAAAAACAATGGCAAACCGCTCTCAAGTCAACCTCGAATGGGGCACCGCCGCTGAAATCGCGGCGACCGCTCTTACGGCGCGGGAACTTGTGGTGGACACCACGAACCAGCGCCTTGTCCTGATGGATGGCACGACGCTCGGCGGAAAAAACGTTGCGATGATCGCGGATGTCACTGCGGCGATCGGGGCGCTGACATCCGGCGGCCAAGCGAACTTCACGCAATGGCTGTTCTGCTCCTGATCTAAATCCATCAACGCAATTGGTTTTTGTCGTCCTCATTTTTGAGGACGGTTTTCTGCGCCCTCATCACAAAGGAAATAGATCATGGCTTCATCGGCCCAATACGTTGGCACGCCTCAAGTATGGGCGGGCAGCATGTCAACGGCCAATACGGCACGAGACGGCACTGGCACTACTACTACGCTCGTTACTGGCGCTGCGGCGCCGGGAACGCGGATCGACAAAATTCGATTTGTCGGCGTCGGCACGGTGACCGGTGGAATGGTGCGTGTATTCCTCAACAACGGAACGAGCAAGTTCCTGCTTCGCGAAGTTGCGGTGCAGGCCACAACCCCGAGCGCGACGGTTGAGGGCTGGGCATATGACCTGACATTCGGAGACGGCCTCGTGCTGCCGAGCGCGAGCTGGTCAGTTTTGGTGGCGACCAACAATGCCGAGACATTTAATGCGTTCGCATATGGCGGGAATCTGTAATGACGAACAAGGCATCATCGTTTCCCGCGGCGCCGCCAGTCGGGCCACTGCATCGTCACGGCGGGAGAATCACCGCGCTCGGCGAGTTGCCGATCCATGCGCTCGGCAATGACTATACGGTCGACGGCAACGGTACGGTTTTATCTTTGCCATCGCTGTCGTCCGGCATCACGGTGTTCCTTTCAATAACCGGAGCGCCAACGTTCAAGAATTCAGCGAAGCTGGTATGCCCTAATGGGGTGGACTTTGCGGCCTCTGCGGGCAACCTGGTGATCGCCCGCTCCGATGGAAATGGGGCCTGGCGCATTTACCCAGTCGGTGCAGGAGGCGTATCCTCAATCGCCGGAAATACCGGCGCATTCACATTGGGCGACGGCCTTATTAATTCAGCCAACGTTCTCACGGCAGACTTTACCGATTATTTGGGGTTCATCAGCGGCCTCACGCTTTCCACACCAGGCGCAGGCGGCACATTCGCTATTGCCCCCGGCGTTGCCGTTGATATCGCTGGCGGTGGCATTCTCAAGATCACGTCCGGCACGTTTACGAAAACCTACTTCGCGTGGGCGGCTGGGTCGGGTAACGGCTCGTTCGACGGCGCGGGCGCCGCACCTAGCGCTACGACAGGTTGGTATCATGTCTTCGTAATCAAGAGGACGGATACCGGCGCTGTTGATGTGCTTATATCGCTGAGCGCCACGGCTCCGACGCTGCCTTCACCTTACACGCTGTTCCGCCGCATCGGGGCGATGAAAACCGATGGGTCATTCCACTTGATTGCGTTCACTCAGAACGGGAATGAATTCCTTTGGACTACGCCGGTCAATGACATCAACACTGCTGTCCTTGGCACCACGGCAACACTGTTCACCGTCACCACACCACCAAGCGTGAAGACCAATGTTCTTCTATCTGGTTTCGTCAACCATGCCGCTGTTAACCAGATTCTTGTTTCAAGTCCTGATGTCGCTGATACCTCGCCGCTTTCAGGGTCAAACTTTCAAGTCCCATCAGCAGGAGGGTACGGGACATCTAGCGTGTCTATTCGCACCAATACGTCTCAACAGGTAAGAGCTAGGTCGGGTGCGGCGTCGACAACTCTCAATCTATATACGTTCGGGTACGTGGAGAACCTGTGAGGCATTTCGCAGGATCGCCTCCGGGCATTTTCCGCGCCTTTGGTGACAGCGTCACTCTAGGGACAGCCGCAAGCCCGATAACCAACGGGTATGTGTATCTGCTGTCGACCGCGCTCTGTCGGCCGATCACCAATTACGGAACCAACGGCGACATGGTTCCGGACCAAACCGTCAAGATCTACGGCATCAATCCTGCCTATGGTGACATCTCCACTATCATGCTCGGTGTGAACGACGAGCGCATCTATGGCGTCAACGCAACGACGCTTGGATATTATCGCAGGGGTCTTCAATGCCTCGCCGCTTACCTTGGTTTGGGGATCAAGCAGTTCGGAGTTTCGAGCGGCGTCTACACGGGAACGTGGGTTAACACTGGGGTCTATGGTCTAGGCAAAAGCTCGACGACCAACGGCTCGACTGCGACGTTCTCAGTAAATGGAACGACCGTCTATCTTGGAATGATCCAACAAGACAGCGCTCCTGGTACATTCAACGTTCTGATCGACGGTGTTACCGTTGGTTCTTACGCCACTCAAACGACAGGTCTAGGCCCAACAATAAACGGCGTCACCTACGGTGCAATGCTCCTGCGTTTCCCCGGATTGAGTGCGGGCGTTCACTCGGTCCAGATCGTCGTCACATCAGCGACCGGCGCAGGAAACACAGTCTATATCGATTGGGTTGCTGGCAACGCGCAGACTGTCAAGCCTCGGGTCTACGTCAGCAACGTGATCTATGCTCAGGCTTATACCGCTGGTGGTTCTTCTGCCAACGTAGATTCCTACAACGCCGCGATTACTTCATTGATCGCCGAGCTTGTAGCCGATGGCCTTAATATCACCGCCGTAAACGTGAATGTCCTGAACTTGGGCGTGGACATGGACGGCGCGTATCACCCGCTTAATAGCGGACACGTCAAGCTGGCGACCGCGTTTCAATCCGCGTTCGTTTAATCACCATTGCCTTCCATCCCAATCGGCCTCTTTCCAAGCGCTTCTGAAAAAGTCGCGGATAGCGCGTAGCAGATTCATCATTTGCGTCGCCCCTCAGTCGAGGGAGCCTATCATCGCAACCCCACCTAGAACAGCCCCCAAAACCACCAGAGATTGCCGGACTTCACCGTCTTTTGGCGAGGGAAAACTATGTCCATGTTTAGCGACAAACTTGCACTCCAGATCGCCGACGCAGCCGAAAAAGCCGGAATTCCGAAGGCAGGAATGCTGGCCATTGTGGAGGTCGAAACCGCCGGCGCGCCGACAGAAGCAGACGGCCGGACGCCGGTTTTCCTGTTCGAGCGGCACATTTTCCGGCGTGAACTGGCGGCGCGTCAGCCGGCAAAGGTCGCCAAAGCCGAACGGTTCGGCCTCGCCATCCCGAAATGGGACAAAGCCACGCAATACCGCGACGAGCGCAATTCAGCCCAGCGCCTGGCGCTTCTCGCCAGGGCCAAGGCGGTCGACGAGGATTGCGCGCTCCGATCATGCTCATGGGGCTTGCCTCAGATCATGGGCAACGAGTGCCGGGAAGTCGGCTTCGCCTCCGCAACCCAGATGGTCGAATACCTGACGACGCAGGGTGTTGCCGGGCATATCGAACTGATGATTCGGTTCCTCAAAAGCCGCAAGTTGATTTCGGCGATCGAGCGCGGCGATTGGGCCTATGTCGCGCTGCGGTATAACGGGGAGGGCTATCGGCAGAATCAATACGACACCCGACTCGCCGCGGCGAATCGGAAATGGACGCGCAAGTTACCGACGCTCGAGGCTGTGCCGGTGCAGGACTGGCCGGAAGAACACCTTTCCCGCGAGGAAATCGAGCAAATCCAGATCAAGCTTCGCGAGCTCAAATATCCCGAAGCCGGACTGCCCGATGGGAAATGGGGCACCAAGACAATAGGAGCGCTATCCGCGTTCCAGGCGCACGAAGGCCTCCCGGTGACGGGGCATTACGATCAGGCAACCCGTGAGGCCCTGGCGGAAGCTGACGCGCGCCCTGTTTCCCCTGAACGGGAGGGCGCCACGCTGGACGATCTCAGGGAGGCCGGGTCGACCACGATCGCGCGCGCCGACACGGTCGACGCGATCGGGAAGGGGAAAGTTATCGTTGGCGGCACGGTAGGGGCGGGGGCGGTGATCGAACAAGCGGGAACGGCCCTCAACAACGCCCAAGACGCGGCCGACAAGGCAACGCAGGTCAAAACCCTCTGGGCATCGGTTCACGACCTGATCCAGCCGATTATCGGCCATCCCGTCGTTATCGTCATCGCCATCGCGGTCGTGATCGGCGGCTATTTCGTCATCCGATACGCGCACCAGATCAGGGCGGCCCGTCTAGCCGACCACCAGAGCGGCACGCACGCTGGCGTGATGGAGCAATAGCGATGCTGATGTGGATATTCGGGGCCGTTGGCGTCCTTGGCGTCGCCGGCACGATAGCTGCCGTCATTTTGGTGCCGGGAGTGGCCATCCCGGTTTTGCAGGCCGTGATGCGGTTCATTCTCGGCTGCAAGCCGTGCCTGTTCGCGCTGTCCATCGTCGCGGCGCTGTTCATCGGCGCGATCTACGGCGCCCGCGTCGAAAGCGCGAAATGCCGAGCCGGTGAATTGGCCGCGAAACTCGCCGCACAACAGGCCGATCTCGACAACGCCAAAAAATCCGCGGCCGACGAAGCCGCACGCGCAACCACCATTGAGGCAACTGCAAATGATCAGCGATCGAAAGATGCCGCCTATATCGCAACGCTGGAGGCTCGCCCTTCCTGCGCTCTTGATGACGTCGATCTTGGCCGGATGCCAAACCACAAATCCCGGCCCCGTTTCACGAAGTCTCCCCCCGGCGCCCGGTAGACTTATGCATCCCGTGCCGGTTCCGGTGCTCTACAAGGGGCAGGATGCGCGCGCCGCGTTGCGTCTCACTGGAACGGCATTGATCGAAGCTAACGCGCGCCTGTCGGCCTCTGCGGGCTGGTATGGCGCAATGAGAGAGAGTTATAGAATAGGGGCTCGGCCGTGAAGCGTAAAATCATCATTGATGGCGATGTGGCTTACGTGCCCTTGACGCAAGGCTTCACGGCTATCATCGACGCCGCAGATGTTCATCTGGTTGAACGCTGGAATTGGTGCGTTCAGCTAAGTTGGGGTACCAAATACGCCTATCGCAAACAGTGGATCGCGGGCAAGAAGTGCAATGTAATGATGCACCGGGCTATTCTCAGTGTCGGCGATCCGGCGGTCCCCATCGATCACCATGACGGCGATGGGTTGAATAACCGACGTGTCAATCTGCGGCCGTGCAGCCCGTCGGAAAATGCCCGCAATAGGGGCGCGCAGAAAAATAGCGCAAGTGGCCTCAAAGGTGTTTCCAAGAGTGGGAAGAAATGGCGGGCTGAAATATGTATTGCGGGCGCCAAGAGGCACCTTGGCCAGTTCGATACACCATATGATGCCTACGCTGCATATTGCGCGGCAGCGGCTGACCTCCACGGCGAATTTGCGAGGGTCGCGTGATGGACCGCCAGGAGATCAGAACCATCGTCGCTCCCGGCGTCCGCAAAACCTATGGCGGTAAATGATGCAAGAGCATGAAATCCGCGCCATAGTTAAGGCCACTCTCGATGAAGAGAGAGAGCAGCACGGTCAACTTTTGGACGATGCCGTTATCAAGGCCGTGGCATCTATTTTAACGGCGTTCGGTATTGAGGATGACGAGAAAAAAGAAATCCGCGCCGACTTCCGGCATCTACGGAGATGGCGCAAGAGCGTAGAGGCGGCGCAGGGCTTGACATTCAAGGTCGTCATAACGGCGCTCGTTTCCGGCTTTGTCGGTGCCGTGTGGCTCGGCTTCAAGACCCTGCTCGGTAAGTAACCTTCCATCACATCTGAGGTTCTAAATGCTTCGCGCCTTCATGGCTGCGGCGCTCGCATTCCTATGCGTGGCGTCGACGGCAAATGCCGCCTTGATTCATTCGCGTTCTGGCGCGTCGGCATCCGTCGCAGATAGCGCGGCTTCGGCGCTTCAATGTGTGGTTCGCGGCCTCGAATCTGCCGGCTATCCCGTCAGGTTCATGGGCGGATACCGCAGGCGCGGAAGCGTGAAGGGATCGCTGCATCCCGCGGGGCTTGCTCTGGACGTTAATCAAATCGCGCGCAACCGAACAATCCCGCGCATGCCATCAAACGAAATCGCTATCGCAAATTCATGCGGGGCAATTTCTGGCGCGCAATGGCGATGGGCGGATAGCGGGCATTTTCAGGTCGGCGGTTGGGGCGGTCATGCGCGTCACACGCGCCATCATCGGAGACGTCGGCGATGATCGGAAATGCACTCGCAATCATAAAAGACGCTGCCGTGTTTAGCGGCGAATTCAAACGCGACCTTATTGCAACTGGAGTCGTCATGCTGATCGTTTTGGTCGTGTGGGCAATTCAAACATTTTGGGAAGGCCGCGCGAAATGAAATCGTATTTCAAGAGCGTTGCGCTCGGGATTTTACTCGGGCTTGTTTTCGGGATGCTGCTGGGATCGGTGCGCGGTGCAAATGCCCGCGACGTTGGGCAATGGCAAAACTCCGATCCGGCCATCCATGAATGGTACCGAACCTTAGAACGTCCCGATGCGCCAGGCTCGATTTGTTGCACGGAAGCTGACAGCTATTGGGCTGACGAGGTTCACGTCCGCGACGGCAAGACCTATGCCGTCGTGACGGACGACAGGCCCGATGGTCCTCTTGGACGCCCGCACGTTCCGAGCGGGACAGAATTCGAAGTCCCTCCCGAAAAGCTCAAATATGATAAGGGCAATCCGACCGGTCACGGCGTTCTATTCGTAAGCACCTCCGGTTATACGTGGTGCTACGTGCAGGCGACTGGCATCTAGAATGCCCACTCCAGCGATCGCGCCGGAAATATCTCTAAAATTCAAGACGGCCATCGAGAAGCGACTACGGGACGGTTATTCCCCGATGGGCGTCGCCGGCGGCAAAGGTTCGGCAGTCCAGATTGCCGCCAAGGACATTCCCGTCAATCAAAGGCGGCTGACATCTTGGGTCTATCGCCAGCGGAAAAACGAGGCGGAGGGCAAGGAGAGCTTTTCTCCGGACTGGTCTCTCTGGAATCGTGCGGCGGTGACGAAAGGAAAGCCGGTGGTAGCCGCGGCCCGTCGATGGCTGCTCACGGCCTCCCAGAACGACACGCCCGTACATGCGGGCTTCTGGCGCAACCTCACGGCCTATGCCGAGCACATCGGCGCCGAGATCCTGGTAGGGCCGTTCACCTATCAGCTCGGCACCTTCACCGACCACACGACGCGCAACAACGTCTTTGCGGAACAGGTGAGGCCGTTCCTTCGATTCGATCGGCAGGAATGCGGAAGCGTCCTGTTCTGCGCCGAGATGAACACGCTCCCTACCGCCAACCGGCCGCTATCCGGGCTTCAGACCTACACCCGCGGGCAATGGGGTGTCTTTCCTCACGCCAAGGTCGCGCTCGAGACTGTGCCGGCGATGCCCGGCAAAGACCCGCCGATCATTATGACGACGGGGTGTTGCACCGTTGAAAATTACATTCCAAAAAAGGCGGGTTTGAAGGCAGCTTTCCATCATGTGATAGGCGCGACGCTCGTCGAAATCGACCGTCAGGGCCGTCACTTCTGCCGACAGATCAATGCGGTTGAGGACGGCTCGTTTCAGGACTTGGACTCCGTCGTCAAATCGGGCTCAGTCACGTCCGGGCACCGTATTGCGGCAATAAACTGGGGTGACATTCATCGGGCTATCCTTGACCCAGCCGTGGCGCTGGGTGCGTGGGGCGTTGACGCGGATACGTTGGCGCCATCGTCAGAAGAATCGATGCTGGACGCCTTGCGGCCGTTCGATCAGTTCTTCCATGACCTATTCCACGGGGAGGCCATCAATCATTGGCAGGCCGATAAGCCGCATGAGCGGTACGTATTGCACGTCAAAAATCGGCTGGACGTCGACCGGGAGGTTAAGGCCTGCGCGGCATTCCTTCGGGCCACAAAGCGGGATTGGTGCCGATCGGATGTCGTTGAATCTAATCACGACTACTGGATCGCGCGCTGGCTACAAAATACCGACATCCGAAAGGATCTGACGAACGCAACGGCGTTCCATCGATGGAATCTGGCGGTCCACCAGGCGATAGAGCAGGGCGCTGAAAACTTCTCTATTTTCCGCCACGTCCTCCACGAGGCCGACCCTTCCGGAATGGAGGGCGTCAATTTCATCCCGATCGGATCATCATTCGAAATCTGCAAGGACCGCGGCGGCATTGAGTGCGGTCTTCATGGCCACGTCGGAACCAACGGCTCAATTGGATCGACGCAAAACCTGACTCGGGTCGCGATTAAGATCAACAAGGGCCACGACCATCAGGCCACGGTTCACGATGGCGTCTATTCGGCTGGCGTCTGTGCTACGGACCCGAATTTGCAAAAAGGTCCATCGTCGCATTCGAAATCGCATATTGTGACGTATCTAAATTCCAAGCGAAGCATCATCACAATGCAGGGCGATAGGTGGCGGGCATGACGCTTCCCTTAACTGCAGAGATGCTTGAGGCGTGCTACGAGTTTCTGCGAGAAACAAAACCATTCAGCGATTGGAATTTGCCACATGGCGAAGATGTTAAATTCATTGTTGGCGGGGCTCTGGATTGCTTCGCTCATTATCAATGGGACGGGGCTCGTCATACGATCACGGTTTCTTCGAAGGCGGTGGGATATACCGGCACGCTAATCAACGTTCTCTCACATGAAATGGTGCATTTGCACCTCTGGGCCAACAATATGGAGAGCAAGCGCAGTGGTCCAAAATTCCACAACGCCGCATTCCGAAAATTCGCCGCGCAGGTCTGCAAGTATCACGGGTTTGATCCGAAGGCGTTTTATTGATGTCCCGCCCCCTCATTATCCTCGTTGGCCTGATCTACGCCTATATCGCGTTTGAAATGGCAATGAGAAAAAGTCCGCAGGCCATCGTCTATGCGGGCTATGCCTTTTCTAACGTCGGTCTTTGGCTATTGGCAGATTAGGGATTGCGCACATCTTGCCCAACACTGGTTATGGCACGGTGCCAGACATATCTATGATCTGATCGCAGCTCCGTACTAGCGGATACTTTAGGCGCTGCCGGTAGCAAAGCCAGTCTAGAACGTGCCACGAATACGACGGATCGTTCTTGCGCCAGCAAGCCTCCGCACCCCCTATGATCGTCCGGCATTCGCCTTCAAATACTAGATAATCCATGGTGCCTCCGTGTTCGCTTAGGACTGGGGCATGGCGGCGGACTGCCGCATGCAGCGCACGACAAAAACCCAATGCTCTCTCATTGCACTGTAGTCCTCCGTCAGTGGCGGCGGGATAGTTGATGCCACCCGCTTAAATTCAGCGGTTGCCAGGATGGCTTTCTTGCGCGCCCTCCTCAGATCCTTCTTCTCCAGCAGCCACCATGACGGGTTGTCCGCCATAAACAATTCCCAAATCTCTGGCGGCATGTCACTTTTTGCGTGATTACACGCATAGCACGATGGGACTGTCTTGCGGCCCCCTCGCGACTGAGGGAAAACGTGATCCTTCGTCTTGGCGAGGCCGATGTGATGTCGGCCGAATGCTGCCCGGCGCCGGATCATTTCTCGGCTGCAATATGTGCAGGACTGCCTAGGCGACTTGGGGGCGATCTCGGTCGCTCCAGTCGCGAATAACTGTTGTTCGGCGTCTGTCACTTTCGGGCGCTTCTTTGCTCGACTTCTGACTATGCTGCGGAAGTAGACCATTGGTCTCTGCTCACCTCTGGTGACCCATCCCTATACCACAGCCTTGTGGCATCGGCCGTTCCGGACGCTATCAACGGCGCCCGTGCCGACCCCGAGCAGGTCGGATATTTCCCGCAAGGATTTGGTGTAGCCAATCCGTCGGATCTCCAAAACCTGCTCCCTCGTAAGGGCCATTGGAATTTTGCGCTCTTCCTTCCAAGTCTTGCCGTCCTGGATCAGGCGCACGTTGGATTCCGTAATGCTGTATTTTGCTGCGGTTTCTGGTGCCGTCTCCATGCCTTTGAGCGCCCTAATTTGTCTGGCCTGCACGAGTGTAAGTTTTGCTTGACGCCTGCTGGCCGTTCCTTGTGTGCGGCGATCCAACTGATTGCCGGCGTGAGTTTTCCAAGAGAGATGATTTGGATTGACGCAACGTCGGTTCCCGCAAGAATGGGCGGCAAGATGCCCCTCTGGCGGGGGTCCGTTCTTGTATTCGCACATGAAGCGATGCGCCAAGTGCCGTTTCTTCTGGTACTGGAAAAGGCCATATCCTGGCGTGCAACAAGCGAACGGCCAAATTAAACATTCGTCGCCGCTATGCTCAACCTGCTGCATGAGCCAATTATAGCCAGTAGGTATTCGGGGGTCTGTTGTCTGCAT